GTTTTCTAAAACTCCAAGTTCTGAAAAAGAGTTCATTCTAACATCGCTCAAAATCCTAGCACCTTGAATAGGAAGCAGTATCAAGTCAACGTTGATGTTGATCCTCTGCATTACCAAATGATACCTGTTTAGAAGATTTTCGTTGCTAGCTTCGCGCGCTTCTGATTCGGTCATCCAGGAATCTCCACTTCTGTCCAATCTCCGCTCTCGTATTTGTAACCAAAAGAATAACAGAACAACCTTGCTGATTCCTCGTTCGCAGATGATGCAACTGTCGGGTTACCCTTCCAGTCAAAATACCTGAACTCCCAAACTATCAGAGTCATTTTGAAAGCTCCCTCTTCAGCTTAGTGAACTCGATTCCAACGTCGGTGACGGCGTCGCGTAGTCTCTTGCTGCTCGGGAAAGAGTCATAGGTCTCCCGCTCCAGTCGCGCTTCCTCAAGTTCCTTGATTGCCTTTTCCAGTGCCTCAATTGCTTTGACGTCGTTCATTGATCTCCTCCGCTGCTTTCATTCCCTCTTCAGTCAGTCCGATCCGCTCGTAGCCGGCCAGAAGTTCGTCTAGTTGATTGTGAGTCGCTACACGAATCGACTCGGCTAGTGCGCCTGTAAGTTCGCTAGCCTTGCACGATACGGTGATTCGGTTACTTCGTCGCATCTCGGATTGCCTCCACGTATGCGCACTCGTCGTCACCGAAATCGGTTGTGCCGTCCTGTCCGGAAGCGTCCAGCCACCAAATTAGGAACTCGTCAAACCCAAGCTCATTTGACTTTTGAAGGTCAGACCTGACTTCCTTCTCGGTCAGCTCTAGCTCCCGACCAATTTCTACGCAAAGATCGTAGTCCTCTTGCGACACTCCCAATTCCACTACTGGGTCGTAGGTCGGCGCAATAACATCACTCCAGTCCGGTTCGTACATTTTCGTTCCCTTTCGTTCAGTTGGTGAAGCTACGTTCTCACATTGGTTTGTGGTCGTCAAGATTAGTTTGAAAGTTTTTTTCTAAGCCGTTTTTCCTCGCGTTCCGCGTCGTCTGCATCGTCCGCCGACTCATGTAGCCACTCAGCGATATCCCTAGCCTGGTTCGCTGTCATCTCAATACGCGTCCCAGTTGACAGCTCAATCACTATCGTATTCGCGCTCGTTCGGTATATCTCAATCATAAATCACTCATCGCTGACACCATCGTGGTGAACACACCCAAAATCTGGACCGGTTAAAAACCAACCGTCCTCAGTGTATGTGTAAGTCAGCGCATCGTCAGCATAAGCCTGACGTCCAAATGACTCTGTTAGCTTTTCATGGGAGCACACTCTGGTTTTTTTCTCACCTTGTTCAGCCCACCACTTGCATGTTTTGCAATTTTTCATCGCCTCTCACTCCACTTCCAGCCGGTTCCGTTGCAGTCCGGGCATTGCCATTCCAAGAATGGTCCAGACCTAATAGTCAAGGTTCCAGATCCATCACATAGTTCACACGCCACCCTAAGCTGTCCGATAGCTCGAAGGTGTTCGACTCGCAGCACATCCAACGTCCCGCCGCACTCCCATGGGTTGAGCGTGTCAATAAACTCGAAAGCTACCGGCTTTCCTATTGGTGGTAACCCGTACTTTCCAGGGTCGAACTTCGGCCTGTTCGGTGAACACTCCGGACAACTCGCAAGATTGCGCCCATGCTTTGCACATGCGCCGATAATGGGTTCGGTCATGTTCTAGAAAGCCTTTCGACAATACCGCGCAGCCCATTGATCGCTGAACGAAGTCTTTGAATTTCCTTCTCTCTGATCTCAATAATAGCAGTCTTTTCCGCTAACAACCGCTCATACTCTTCATAGTCAAGAGCAATGGCAACTCTAGAGTGAGGAACCTCAGGGTTTCGCTCCTTGAATTCAGACATAGCGATCTCTCGTTTCTCAATGCTTAGAAGTTCATTGTTCATAACGCACCTAGCTTCCCTATACTTGCAATGGAATCAGTTGCACCTGATTGAGTGAACGTAGCTCATGGTCATCTTATCCAGATTCCTTCCTTGATTGCTAGGAATCTCGCTTTCTGCATCATGAAGTCGAGATGGTCACGATCTAGCTCATCCCAATATTTGGCTAAAGGCGTTCGGCAATGCGGACACAGTGCCTCGCGCTGCTCTTTTAGCCTCATCCCTTTACGTGCTCCGTAAATGTTTAGGCAAGCGTCGCACCTGAATGTCCCTCGGTTCCAGTTACTCATCGCGGCCCCCGAATGCAGATCCATTCATTCAGTCGCAGATTCACCCAAGATGACCCATCAACAAGGGTTAAGGATTGCTGTCCCCACCATGAGACGTCAGGCCAATCTGAATGGTGAGTAAGCTCGCGCCGCCCGCTCATATCGTTTCGTGGGATGTGTTGAGTGGTGAAGTTAGACTTCCATTTTGTAAAGCAATCCGCAGTGCCGCTTTTCGCCGTCCCAATGCAAGAATAACACGGCTCAAGGTCCGCCGAGGTACAGCCAAATCGGCAAGTAATGCAGTTACGAACGCTCACGGCTGACCTCCTTCGGCGATGTGCTTTTCGTGGTACTCGCGCGCATACGTGGCTCGCTCTCGATGCCCAGAGTAAACAACGAACCAGACGACAGCCTCAGCATGTGACCACAGAGGCTTGCTACTCGCCTCGCTCTTGTTCGGCGGGTTTGATTCGCGGAGGACGTTAGCCACGGGACACCTCCTTAGCGTTCTTTTCCCGGAGATTGCGCAGCTTGAAATACGAAAGCTCCCTATCGGGGAGAATCTCTACGAATTCGAACTCTCCTGTAATTTGGTTTTTGATGTAACACAACCATTGAACACCGCGCGCAACGAACTTGTAGTCGCACGCTCCGGCTCTCCTGTATTCCGCTTTAGCCATTGCCCACCTCATTCAAATACTTCGCGGCGATGCGGTCGGCCCACTTTTCAAACGTTTCCTCAGTCCTGAGGTGTCCCAAACACTCACAGGCAATGGCGCCGCTTAACCTTAGCCTCTTCACCAAATTCCTAGCCCTCGCGCGCTGGAGTCGGGTGACTTCGCGGAGGTGGTCGTCGTAGTTCACCCAGTCGCCTTCGGGTTCAAAACACATCTCCTTGCTGCTGATGTTGTACGGACTTCCAACCTTCCTAAGTTCATATCGAGTCACGTCAGTCATGGTTTTACCTCTGGTTTGAAAACCTCAAGCGCACGATACCTGTAGAGTGGAGTAGGCTCATACAGTGCCCACATATCGGGAACTAATCCCCCAGAGCTAACGATTGACTTCGCCTCCTCTTCACTGGAAACGAACCCGACAGGCTCGTAACCAAACGCGTCAGAAAGATTGTTTTCCAGCCAGTCCGTCCAAGCTTTTTCAATCAAGTAGATCATGGTTTCACCTCGGGGAGTGGGAACCAGCCATCAAGCTCGCTAGCAAACACAATCTCACCAGCGCGACGACCTGACTTCACTTCGTAGCTAGGCTCGTGATGGTCGAGCGAACTCAAGAGCCAGTAGCATATGACCACCTCGCCCCTTAGGCTTCCAATAAACTCCTTCGGCGCCTCGCTCATCGGTCGCCACTCGGTCAGCTCACGGATGCGGGCTTCAGCCCTCTCAGACCTCCGCGCAAGAACTTGATTTGCGTATTCGACCGTCACAAACCCGGGCCCGCACTCATATTCGGTTCCGATCCCGCTGGCGGGGGCGACGCGTAGATTTCCGCCAGAATTCGCCTCCTGAATTTCCTCGTAAGTAAGGATGCAATCGGGGACCTCTCCGGCCAGAGGGCGAAACGGGTCACCAGCGCGGGCTAGGGCTTCGTCGCGTTCGTGTTCCGCATCGCTCAGCAACTGACAAAGCTCGGATACTCGCCCCAGCAGTTTGAATTCGCCTTCTGAAAATAGCTCCTCGTTCTCCCTCTCCAACTCCGCAATCCGCGCATCCTTCGCGCGCTCGCGTTCTGCCAGCGTCCCATCGAGAGGTGGCGCGTGGTAGTCCTTTATTCCGGCCTCCTTTGCTAGTCGCTGACACTCTGCAACTAGCTGCAAAAGCCGAACGCTCTGCAGTTCTGTTAGCCTGCGCAGCGAGGCTTCTCGTTCTGCTGCGGCGTCGAGTTCGGCGTTGGCGCGGGTGACGAGAGCACGCATCGCCGTATCCGGGTCGTGATAGTCGGCCAGTGACTCGCGCATCTCCGCTCGCCATGATTTGTCAGTCATCTCCAAACACTCACTTTCGCCTTGGGGTTTTCTTTGCACGCTTTCAGGTAGTAAGTCACGAAATCGATAAGTCCTTCATATGTTCCCCAATCGTTTGATGGGTTGAATTGACGGAACTTCTCAGGGTTATCAATCAGAGCATCGAGACCAACGGTGAGTGGATCAATGAGCTGATCTGCTGTTGTGATTCCGATTTCCTCGGGTCGCCACAGGTAATAGTAGAGACCGCACGCGGTGGCCATCTCGCCTAAGTTGTGCGTGATGTTTCCGTTAAAGACTTCGTCGCCATCGCGTCCGCAGTGTTCGCAACCGTCTGTCGTTAGGTATACGTCTAGGCTCACTTGCTCTCCTTCTTCGGCACTTCGGCGTCGTCGATTGCGTCGATGAGTTCCGCTGCTAGCTCGATTAGTTTTTTGACCTCCGGCGCGTAGTGAACCTTCTGAGACGCCCAAGTCAGCACAAGCTCCTTGATTCGGCGGGTGCGGTCGTCATGTGACTTGGCGTCGTTCCAGTCCGAAAATCCAGCTCCGTACCCGTCTGAATATCCACGATTGTAGTCATTGCTCATCACCCACCACCTTTCTTGAGCCATGGCTGAGCGAGGAGGCGTTCGCTAGCTTCAATGAGTTCCAGAACACTCACCCCCGGAAGAAGCTTCATGGGGGAAGCTATCATTCTCACATCCTCGTCACTTGCACGACGGGCGGCGAGTTCGGATTCGAGAGCGGAGACCTTCTTTTCGTACTTTTCGCGTAGTTCGAGCGTAACGCTCCGCCGAAAGTCGGATTCGCGCCTCAGCTCCGCAATCGTCTCCGCGTCGCTCGCGATTTTCGCTTCGTACTTCTTGCAAAGCTCTAGGAGCCCGCGCGCATCCGCACCACAAGAGCACGCGGCGGGATAATTACAATTGCAAATGGTGGGCATCTCCAGAAACGGTTTTCGGTCGGTCATGGCTTTTCCTCCAGAATTGGCTTGATTGCTGCGAGTATTTCGGGAGCTTTATTTCTAACCTTTACCGAGATCCCAAGGCCGAAGCCGAGCGCCAGGAGTTCTTTTTGAGCCGAGGCCACCTCACAATCGCGTGCGTACTCGTCCTTGGTACGGACGCGAGAAAGCCGGTAGTTGTCGTTTCTGTATCCGTCGTCGATTGCGTACTCAAAACCGCGAACCAGAAACCTGGGGTCCACCGCCACAAGGTACTTTCGACCAACGCGAACAACTTCAAGCTCTCTTGGCTCTTTTCTATTCACGTCGGTTTCTATTACTCGCTGACCAACGTACCACTTGCGGTCGGTCATGCGCGCCCCGTTTCAATGCTCACAGCAGCATCTTTCTCATGCGTTTCCAACGCAATCGCAAACAACCTTTCAAAGATTTCCCATTCCTTATACGGAATATTAGATGGCCTCGGGTTTTGTTCACCCGATACCCAGCGATAGGGAGCCGACAACATCAGCTTCCCTTCTATGATGAGTTCAGCGTAAAGCGAACCATCAGAATCCTTCCAACCGATCAGCTTGTAGGTGCCGGTCGTATCTTGGGCTTGCGTCATTTCTAATTGCGTCATGCGCGCCCCGTTTCTTTGAGCCAAGTGCGGAGGGCGTTGGAAACTCCCGCCTCAACGTGAAGATTTGGGGTAAAATGTTCTCTTTCTGAGATCGCAAAAGTGGCCGCCGAAGACGGAATGAGAACAGCGATCCAGCCCCGGGATGTCTCTACGAACTCCCAAAAGTGACCGTCAATATCGGTGCAGCCGGGGGTTTCTTGACTCTCGTGAATGAAATCGCCGAATATGCGTTCGACTTTTTCGACTGTAGCTTTCGCCTTTATCTCATCTAGCTCTTCGGTGAGGCGTTCGCGTTCGCGGTCGAGTAACCCGACAATGGTTTCTGCAACTGTCTCCCCATGCGAAGTTGCGTTTGCGTTGTAGTGTAGGTGCCTCTCAATCGTTTCGCGTTTCATTTTGCCCTCTTGATTTCTTCTCCAACGGTGACAGGAATAAGCTCAACTTGATCGCATAGGCAAGTTTCGTCAGAGTGGTCTAGTTCTCCCCATTTTTCCAAATTGATCACTGTCAAACCATTGTCTTTTTCAATGTTTGATGCACACCAAGAACTGTTATTCTTGTGAAAATAAAGCGTCTCGCTTTCCCAGTCTGACGGATCGGTTGTCTTATACGTTGCAACTTCTTCACCATTGAACTGTACCGAGTACGTTACATCACGAACAATAACAACACATTCGCTAGCGTGCGGAGTTCCAACCTTGGATTGACAGTAGAAACAAGCGTCACGAGGTCCGGCTGGTCGTATCCCGTAGTCGTCTGGCAGAACATTAAAAACGGTCATTCCTCGACCTCCGGTAGTTCTGCCCAATGTGTTCCTTCTGCAAACTCACCAGCTGGTGTGTAGTAGCCTTCGTGCTGTGTGTAGCGACTCTCTGCGTCCTCGGAAAAATCAGCTTCGCGCCAATTGCAATGCACCCATTCTCCGCCGATGAGTATCAAGCACTCGTCGCCGTGCTTTTCTCCGTTCCACTTGTGCGCTTTCATCGATTAGCCTCCTCCCAAATTCTCTCAGCACTAGCATCCTCTGATAGGTCACTGATTCCCACATCGCGGGTCTCGCCGTTCGGCAGAACCTCAAATACTTCCCACTGCCCATTCAGTCGCACGGCTCGAAACGATGCGCCGCCAATCGTAAACCGGCGATAACCAGTTGAGTGTGTTTCTACGATCATCTTCGTTTCCTTTCGTTAGGTTCGGTTTCGTTGTTAGTCGATGTTTTGGAGAGTGTCAAGATTTAGTAGCGAGAAGTTTCTTGATCGTTGGCTTGCCGCGGACAGTGACTAGCCCGTCATCGAAGTACTCACCAAGCTCGGGGTTCCAAACGCACTTGAAGTAGCTAACGAACTCGCCAGGGTTCGCGGTCGGAACGAAAAGCCAGGTGCGGCCCTCGCTGTCGGTTGCGGTGATTCGTGCGTTCGTTTTCGTCGTCGTGCTCATGGTAATTGTATACTCCAGGACGATTGCGGAAGTAAATAGGGGCCGTGTCGATTTTTGGAAAAAAGTTTTTGCTAGTCGCTACTCTCTGGCAAGAATCGCACCATGCGCTCGTATACGGATGTCAAATGCACCCACTCGCCACCCTCATATTTCACCCCCAGGTCAGCGCACGCTTGTTTCGCTGCTTCCGGAGATGCGGACGCTGAGGACGCACGAATCACCTCGCCGTTTCTGACGAAACTGTAACTGAACGCCCACACCAAAAGACCATTTTGCTCTATCGAAGTCCATCTCTCATTTCCTCCCTAGTTGAAAACAGGGCCCGGGGTTAGCGGGCCCGTTGTGGTGACTGGAATCTTACTCTTCTCAGCCGCCGATGTCAGTGGTGTGATTATTAGTTCGGAACCTGTAGCCTATTTTTCGGCTACGACGAATCGATGCCATTTCCCCAGCGCAGTAGCACAGTTCCATGAAATCGCGTACTGGTGCAGTCACGCCCGGAAAGTCCGTTACCATCACAGAAGCTCCTCGATTCTTTCGCAACACGCGCGCCAAATTGAGACCAGCGAAGAATACGCTTGTGCCTGTCCATACCTTCACAGATCCACTAATGACCGAGATTTTCTTCATATTTTTCTCCTTCGCTTCGATAAGGTCGGCCAGTTCGCTGATTCGTGCGGTGAGTTCGTTCGCGTTCGTCATGGTTAGGATTGATATTCTAGATTCGGAAAAGTGTCAAGAACTTTTTTCGTGTCGGTGGCCGTGGTAAATCATTCCAACCAGTCTGTAAGTGGTGAGGGTAAAAATTCGGTATCCGTGATACCGGTTAGTGGGTGCCCGTGCACGGCGCAAGCCGAAATGCGCGGGGAGAACACCCCGCTTGACATGGGAAAATTCCCATGGTAAAATTGTGCGAAGTTAATCGCTAGCGCATCTAGCGCTCCGCTCGACACCTTCCGCGTTTGCTGCGGCGTCGGCGGCACAGTCCTACGGAGCCCAATTTACCCACCCACTAGACATGGATGATTTGGGAGGGTAGGATAAGGGGAGGAGAAGAGAAAATTTGCGACTGAGGGGTCGCAAAAATCGAGAGGAGAACTGAGTGGACAAGAGAGTGTGGGAGGCGATTAAGTGGAAGAAACTCAGGGCCCAGAAGTCCGAGGAACTTGGGGACAGGGCTAAGCTCGTAGAAAAGATCAAGGAGCTGAAACCCAGGGTGATAGCCACGATCAATCGAATGACTTCGGAGGTCATGGCCAAGCGAAAGGTTTCCGAGCTGGAGCGCGCGAGAATCGAAACAACAGTAGCGAGACCAGCTGTTGTCAGAATGATCGCTAATGAGCTAGCGTTAGAGCTTTCCGATGTGCTCGGAATCAAATGCGATCCGTTATTGGATAGTGACGCTGGACTTTTTGACGGCGCTCCTGTGCTGGATTTATCGAAGTTTGGTCACTGTACTCTTACGAAAAAACACGTCGAAAAATACGGGGAGCGGAAGTGTGCTGGATGTGGGAAGATTCCGGAATTGATGACGCGCGTTTCGTGGATCAAGGGACGGACGGAACTTTGGCACTATGAGTGCCGGCCGGGGGCTAGTGGTATCGGTGCGAATGATACCGGCGGGAGTAGTAGCGATGGGGGCAAGAAAAAGGCAGCGGAGAGGGTATACGCACTAGCAGAGAGTCACATCGCGAAACACGGCGCGCAAAAATGCATTGTGTGCGGTGTGGAGTGTATGGTAGGGGATCGAGTGGCCTGGAAATTTGGGGCCAAGGGTATTAGGCACGAGGAGTGCCAAAAGGAGTAGAGAGAATGAAGATCAGAACTCAGAAAGAAACGATGCTCAAGGCCGTCCTTAGGGCGGCGAATGTGGCGGCCACTAAGTCGCAGCTCCCGATCCTTTCGAGCGTGCTTATCACGGCGCCGAAATCAGGAGAGGGGGCTGCTGTTACGTTTGCGGCTACTGACCTGGTACTATCGATTGTTTCGCCAATTGTGTGTGACGTTGAAGAGTCGGGAGGGGTCGCGATTGATGCGCGAGCGCTAGCGGAACGGCTTAAGGCTATGCCGTCGGGTCTCGTAGTGCTCACGTCTGATAGTGACGGCCGTGCGGAGCTGTATTCGGAGAGTGCTCGAAAGCTCCGGTATTCGCTAGATGGGCAGCTTCCAACGGAGTACCCTGAACTCGAAATGAGCGGGGACGATGCGGAGTGGGTCACGCTCCCGGTGTCTCAACTTTCGCGAGTGTTGGCACAGTCGAGTTATGCCGTGAGTCTCGATGATTCGCGAATGCACATTGCGTCGCTACTGGTCGAGATTGGACCGGAGACCGTGCGAGCGGTCGCAACGGACGGCCATCGATTGGCACTAGCTGAGAGCAAACGCGAGGAAGTTAACGATGGTGAGGCTAGCGAGCTTAAGGCTTTGATCCCCCGTAGGGGCGCACAGGAGCTTCGTAGACTCGCCGGTGACGCACCTAGCGACGGACTGGAGAACGTGATGCTCGCGCGCTTTGGCGGGGTGATTCTGGCCAACTTCGGGGCGTATGTGTTCGGGGTCAAAACCGTGGACGCTGCGTTTCCACCGTACCATCAGGTTGTGCCGTCAAAAGAAACGCTGACTTGTTCGGCGATTGTGAGTCGCGAGGAGCTACTACAGTCGGCGAAAGCTATCGGACTTGCGGCCGATGACCGTTCCAATGGCGTTGAAATGTCAGTAAGTGGCACAGAATTGGCACTAGTGGCACAAAGTGGCACACAAAAGGCGAGCGACTCCGTGGCTGCTGTAATTATAGGGTCCGGCAAAATTGGTTGCAATTACAAATACTTGGCAGATACTCTTTCAAGTATTTTCGAGAGTTCTGCGACCATTAGACTAGGTGGACAGCTAGATCCAATGATGATTGAACATGAGGGCGGGTTCGCTATCATCATGCCGATGCGAGTTTGAATATGCCTAAAAAATTAAGCCTTGAGCAAGCTAGGAAGCTTTCCGAGTCTACAAGGTCGCTGGATTTTGTGGACGCGGAAATATATGCCATCGCAGCGACTGGCAGTAGGACTGCTAGGATCTGGTTCGCGCGAAATTACCCAGAAGAGATGGTGCGAGCGCTGAGATCTCTTAGGAGGCGTGGGTTTTCTGTCGATGTCTATGACCTCCCGTCGCTACTGAACCCAGCCATCGACGTAGAGTGGTAACTGTCCAATAATACTGGACAAGCCACGAAACCAGACAAGGCTCCCAAAAATATTTTTGGGAGCCCGTGTCGATTTTAGTTGCGTACGGTCTCAGGATAGACGATAACTACTGAGTCAGCAGGGAGCTGGCGGAACGAAGGGAACGAACGAATGAACGCAATCGAACTCACCACCTCAGCGATTAAAACCACCAAGTCAGGAATCTCCGCTGTAATTGGTGGAGCCATCTTTACCGCAAAGAATGCAAAGCTTGAGGATGGAATCTGGACCGCTCGCATCCAGGCAAAGCGCGGAACTAAGATCATTTACTCAGCACGCATTGGAAGCTTTTCTGCCGAGGATGCAAACATGCTTGCGGCCGCAAAGATTGCTATCATCGCGGCTGGTGAATAACTCTCAACTGCCGGAAGTTTTCACACCCCGCCTAGTAAGCGGGGTTTTTCGTCTGGTCATAACTAGCCCACAATCGAGCTAGAGTGCTGCTACGTGTCGCCGACGGTAACGGGTGACGGTAGGAGCAAATACAGAATGCCAGGCGGACCTCACAATGGCAATAAGACCCCGGTTGCTACTAAGCTCAAATTTCGAGCCGAGTATCTAGTCAACGGGCACATTCACAAGGCCTCAGCGATCTGCGGAATTAGTCCGTCGCTAGGGAAGAAGTTTGCTCGGGACTTTGAGAAAGATCCTGAGTTCCTCGCTGACCGGCGCGCGATGTTTGAAGGGTATCTTGTCGAGGCCATTACGGCCCGCCAAGAGATCATGAGAGTCGCGAAAAAGCGCGCGGAGAAAAAGAAAGCGGACGTCTATAAGGATCAGGGGGTGGTAATCGATAAGCGACCCGATTGGGCGAAGATCGTTTTGGACTGCGAGAAGAACGCGTCCAATCTTGCAAAGCTACTCACCCCGGACACTACGGCACGCCCTGAATCGATGGGCCCTGTGGTAGTCGTGAACCTTCAGGGGACCGCGAATGTGAGTGCGCCCTCCGAGGTTGTGAAGAGTGATGAGTCTGTGAGTGGCGAGAGTGAAGGCGTAGAGGGTGAAGACGGGGATCCTGAGGCCCCGACTGAGTGAGCTTCACTGCGAACCTTGACGCGCTTCAGTCGGAGGCATTTCAAGCGGTACAACCGGGGCGAGTCGTAACGCTTGCTATGGGACGAGGCACGGGGAAGTCGTTTCTTCTACGCGTGCTTTTGCATTCGTGGGCAATGAAGGTGCCGGGCCTTCAGATCGGACTTTTGCTCCCCTCGCTCAAACAGGCAAAGATGGTCTTTTGGCCGCACCTGTTAGAGGATTATAAGGGTCCACTGTCGCGATTCGTCACCACGAACATGAGCGACCTCACAGCGGTCTACTCGAATGGATCGCGGCTCTCGACGTGGGGAGCGGAGAATGCGCACTCAATTCGAGGCCAGCGCTTCGGAATGGTTCTAGAGGACGAGTGCGATGATATCGAAGCCACAGTTGAGACGAGTGTCGTTCAGCCGACGTTTTCGCGTTCGGGTTCAAGCGCGATTTGGGTCAAGTCAGGGACGCCGCGCCGGGGACGTCACGGGGTTTTGTATCGCGACTATCAGCTCGGGCAGAAACGAGAGAAGGGCGAGGGAATTGAGTTCGTTTCATTTCGCTTTCGCTCTAGCGAATCGCCGCAAGTTGACCAGGCTTGGCTACGCACTGTCAAACAGCTCACGAATCCGCAAGTCTACTCGCGAGAGTATGATTGCGATTTCGACAGCGGCGAGGGACTGGTTTATCCGTTCGACGAGTCGTTCCACGTTAGGACGCCACCACCGCTAACTCAGTTTCGTGAGTTCATTGTTGGTGTCGATCATGGTTGGAACGATGCCGGCGTGATGATTCTTTTCGGTATTCAGGGCCACGGAAATGACGCCGTGATTTGGGCGCTGAAGGAACACTACGAAAGCGGAGTGCTTCCGGAGGAATGGGACCGACGCGCAAAAGAGTGGAGCTTTGCTCACACATTTTGGTGCGACCGCTCACGGCCGGACCGAATCGCGGAACTACGACGAAGGGCCGGTGTCAATAGTCAACCGGCCGATAATGCGATTCTCCCCGGCATTTCTCGGGTTATGGATCTGCTGGCCAAGCGCGAACCGCCGAACGACCTGCCCTGGTGCCGGTTCTACGTGAGCCCCGAGTGCGTCAACGGGATCCGGGAGTTCAATAGCTACAAGCGCAAGAAAGATCCCCACATTCCGGACGCTTACCTAGAAACACCTGAGGATAAAAATAACCACTGGCTTGACGCTGCGAGGTATGCGATAACGGGACGGTTCGGAATGGTTGGTTCTGAACGGACTGTTGTTTTTGGGAGTTGAGAGTGTGACCAGTTCGCGCCAAAGAGTACGACTGCAGATTGACCGCAACCTTGCGCACCTGGAACTGGACGGTGAAGAACCGTTAGCGGACCATGAGAGGCCGCGGACTCGTGCGGACTGTGCGAACGTTCCGCGTCCGTGTCCGTTCGTAGGTTGTCGGCACAACAACTACCTAGAGGTCCTAGCGGCTGGTACAATCAAGCCGAACGGATCTCTTGACCCGTGGGACGTACCTCCGGAAAACAGTTGCTCGCTTGACGTGGCAGAAAGGGAGGGTGGGCTTGATATCAGAGGGACCGCTAAGGCTCTTGGGTGTTCAAGCACTCGCGTTGATCAGGTGATGCGCGGAGTGGAAATAAAGTTGCGCGGAGCTTCGGAAACGGCTAGAGGGTTGAGGGAGTACAAGTGAAAAAAAGGAAACTGACACCGCTGGAGTTTAGACTTCTTTCGCTCGATTGGTTCGATGCTGAAAAAAAGCTCAAGTGGTTCATGAGCGAGCTTTCGGAGCGTTACTACTTCGCCGGGTGGATGATCGATCTTGAGTTCCGACTATGGGAACAGCTGGTAGATCCGGAAGCTGGCCTGCATAATGACTTACATCCAGAAAGACTAGAGCAATGGGAAATCGACAAGCTGAGGGAACTTTCAGAGAAAGCGGGAGGGTGGTGTTCATGGGGAAAAAATGGGAAGGGTGTCGAATTGATCCCGCTGAAAGAATGGGAGCTAAGGTATGACGGAAAGGGGTGGAAGTGACACCACAAGAATTCAGACTTCGCTCACTCGATTGGTTTGAGTGGTACTCGGTCGCGTGGGGGGTTCCGAGGGGGAGGAAGAAGAAATGACCGACGAAGAACTACTATCAATCCTTGCGCACGCTCTTAGGACTTTCGTACCAGCTGGGAGCATGGCCGAGTTCCTTGTGGATGAATACGGGGCTGTGAAAGCTGAGCTGTTTGCCACTCGGATGCTTGAGATTTACAAGAGTCAAACCATAACCAACTAACATCCGCGCTAGAATCGCGCGGTGCAGGATTACGAGCGCGCGTCTAGGATTGCCATGCGTTACATGAGCCCGCGTTACTGCGAGCTTGAACGCTTGCAATCGTGGGCCGATGGGACGCAATACAGAGGGAGACCGGACTGGTTTTCTCAAACCGTCCCGCTTTGGGAGCGCGCCCCGTGCATTGTCTATCCGGTAGTCCGTATCGCCGCGCAGTCCAATTGCGACTTGGTCCTTGGTGAGGGTCGATTCCCGACTTTCGGAATCGAAGTTGAGACAGAAGGCGAGCAGTCGCAAGAAACTGAAGATGATTCGTCTCCGGACGCGGACGAAAAACCGGAGCGAGCGCTAGAAGAGTTTCTGTGCGACTGGCACAAGCTCTCACGCTTTCGATCTGTTAGTCGCGAGCTGTTTCAGTCGTCGCAAGAGTGCGGAACCGGAGTGCTACTCCAGGGTGTCCGTAACGGTAAACCGTTCGCGGAATCGCTACCGGCTAAGTGGTGCAATCCCGTTTGGTCCGATGACGGGGAGCTGTCAGAGGTCGAGATCCTCTATCCGTATATCGATCAGTACAAGAGCGCTGGCGGCAGCTGGTCGCTTCGCGCGATGGTCTATCGCCGACTCATCACGCGCGAACGGGATATCGTCTATTTCCCAGCTGAGGGGCAAGAGTCCGACGCTGATATTGAGTGGCGCGAAAATCCAAGTGCAAGCGCGGATCACAATCTTGGATTCGTCCCGGTTGTTTGGTACGCACATATGCGAGGCTGCCAGCCGGTCAATGTTATCGACGGCCAGGCAATCCACGCGAACGTAACGGACGAGATTCAGGCGCACGACATTGCCCGATCCCAATGGCATCGTGGAGCGCTCTATTCGGAGCCGCAACGCTACGAGATTGGTGTCCAGAAGGGCTACAACCCAACCGGCGAGGGTCGCACCGCGCTCGTACCCACTACTGAATTTGGCGGGCTCTCAAGTCCGAACAATCCAGTTCGCGGTGCATTCGTTGACCCGGCTCCGCCGCAAAAGGCACGACTCTCGGGGCCGGGTCATGTGTGGCAGTACGAGAGCCCGGAAACCAAAGTCGGCGCTATCGTTTATCCGCCCGATGCTCTCAAGGCGCAGCAGGACAACTGCTCCGATCTGAAGCTCAAGATTCAGGAGTCGATGGCCGTTGTCTTTCTCGACCCTGAGAACATCAAGTTTGCTGCCACGACTTCAGGCAAGGCACTTGAAGCAATCAAGCAAAAGCAGATCGACCGGTGTGATCTCTATCGAGACGACCTAACGGACAACTACTTCACCCCAGCGCTATTGATGCAACTTCGCATCGCTCGAAAGCTCGGGGCTGGTGTCAAGGTCGAGAACATCAGCGAAGTTCTTGGATACCTTGGTGACGCTGAAATCAGCGTTCCTCAGGTGTGTGTTAAGTGGGGTAACTACTTCAAGCCCGACCCGGAAGAACAGCAAAAGATTGTCGCCATGACTCGCGACTGCTTGGACGCTGGATTGATTTCCAAGCGCGTAGCAGTTGAGCAAGTGGCCCCGATCTTCGGCGTTGAGGATATCGAGTCGCTAATGGCTGAGATTGAAAAAGAGTCTCAGGAACAGGTTGACGACGAAAATGACGCGCTCATGAAGCAGGCCGAGGCGTATCACGCGGCGGCGGTGAAACCAAAGGAGCCTAGTGGCCCGGTCCCAAGCTGAAATCGAACAAGCGCAGCGCGAGAATATTCGCGACCTTGAACGGGCCGAAGCCGTGGCTCTTGGTCTGTTTCTAATGCGCACGAATGAGGTTAAGCGACCCGCACAACTTCAGCGCGTAACACTCGCGACGGTTGCGGACGTGTGGCGGCTGTCTGCATTGGCAGGAAGGCGAAGCGCCGAACGCGAATCAGCGCAACTAGGAACGCGGACTAGCGGCCAAGTTGTCGTTCCGCCCACTAACCAGATTGCGCGCGCTCGCAGTGTATCAGAAAGACTTGCGAAGGCGGCGAAAGATGCAGCGCGCGGCAAAGGGATCAAAGAGGCACTTGCGACTATTAGAGGGCGAATCGACACAATCGCCAGAACTGAGTCAGCAAGCGTTTTTAACCGAGCTAAGGCGGCCGCGGTGGATGTCCAAGTTGTTCGCGTTTGGGACGCGACTTTGGACAAGCGCACCTGTCCAATATGTGCGCGTGCGCATGGAACTTTTAGCGCTCCGGATGGGTCTTTTTCTGTAGGTGAACCCGGATCGGTACACCCAAAATGTCGCTGTACGTTTTACCTACTATCACCTTCAGAAGCACGGGGAATGAATGGCTAAGAGCTGTATGTTGTGTGGTTCGAGCGAGCGTAATGACGCTGTTACTTGTTCTCAGTGTGGCGAGGCTACTTGGGCGGAAGGTCTTACGTCTGAGCCTGTTAGCGGATCGGTAGGTTCCGTAAGCAATGAGCTTGGGCTCTTTGCGGATACCGTAATTTCAGACGAGCCAGAAAAGCCGGTCGCACCTGCTAAAAAGAAGGGCAAGTAATGGCCTATAAGCTAGGAAACCTAATCATCACTGGAACGACTCCCAGCTCGGCCACTACTGCCGTCGTGGGCTCTCCGATTACCGACGTCGGGCAGTTCATTGACTTGCAAGTAACGGCGGACCTAGTGGGCGCAACCGGTGGGACACTGGACGTGTATGTCCAGAGGTTCGATCAGAAAGCGAACGCTGGCGCTGGACGCTGGGTGGACTGGATTCACTTCCCACAGTTGGCAGCTGCGGCGGGTCCTATCCGGTACACGGTTAACGCGGCCTCGGTAGCCTCTCAGGCCATTACTGTCGTCGGGGTGGACCTCACCCCAGCACTAGCGGCAAACACGGCTACAGGCGGCCACCCAGGCGACTTAGTGCGGGTTATTGCGACTGGTGGCGCAGGCACTTCAGCCGGTGCGGTTGTCACGGTCTCTATTCGCGGGCGGACCCGTTGATTTGCCCTAGCTGCTCCCAGGATATCAGCCCGGTCACTGCATTCACCGGAGGTGGTCTTTCGCTCTCGTGTCCAAAGTGCAATTGCAAACTGGGAGCCCCGGCCCCTGAGACTTCTAGTCTTGAGACTGTGCAGCGTTCAGAGCCAAGGCCGAACAAGCAACGGGCGCAGAAGCAAAAGCAGGACAAGCCGCTGAACGTTTTGAGAGCAGCGAAAGCGCGACTGAAACAAGTCAGATCGGAGATCAAAACACTCCGGAAGCTTGAACAAGAAGAGCGCGAGCTTTCACGCATAATCAAGGCGGCTGAAACACCAGTTGCTGAAGTGACTCCGATCCGGAAGTCCTCATAACTCACTCACTATCCGGGCGCCGAGTGGCCCCGATTTGAAACCAAGGAATAACACATGGCCACCATTGACGGCACAATCCGATCTATTTCTATCCTAGAATCCAGCGCATCCCTCGGTGCCCCCGGCGCTGAGCGCACCGCACTCGTTGTTTGCGACTTCGGCGCATATACCGGAGCTTCTGACGACGCTCGTATCCCGGCGCTCGCAACTGCAATTCAGAACCGTATTCGCAACGGTAAGACCGTGACGCTTCGTCAGGGTATGTGCACTAGCCCGGGCCGCGATACTAACGCACAGGCAATCTATACGAGCAACGGCACGAACTCCTCGGGTGCTCTCGTGTTCAACCTTGCGCAGGTTGACCGAACCACGGAACTCACGAGCGCAACGGCAAGCACGAACGTGTGCATGCACGTTGTGTTCACAGAGTCCTAACAGCTGATCTCGGTTTGTAACCGAGGGACCCACGGCGCTCGGGTCTGTAATTTAGGGCGCCACTTTCCCAGCCCACTACGTGACGACGGCGGAAACGGTCGAAGGGTGAACCATGAGCGAAGTAGTAGCAGAACAGGTAATTCAGGAAACCAAAGCAGCTCCAGTTGCGGAGTCCAAAGAATCGAAACAGGAAGCCAAATCCGAAGATCCGGCGTGGCTTAACCCTCGACTAGAGCAAGCTAAGCGCGGAGCTGAAAGCGGAATCCTAAAACGATTCGGAGTTGAAAAGCCTGAAGACCTGGAAGCGAAACTTGCGCGACTTGCGGAACTTGAGCGCGCCCAGCTTTCTGAGCAAGAGCGAGTATCTTTAGAACTGAAAGAACTCCGTGAGAAAGCAGTCCGCGCAAGTGCCCTTGAAGAGTCAATCGGAATGGTAGCGAATCGTGAACTCGGCGGACTGAACGAACTTCAGAAAGCGGCAGTCGTAGCCCTCGCCGGTTCAGATCCTGCGATGCAAATCAAAGCCATTGAATCGCTCAGGCCTACTTGGACCGCTGTCCAGTCTAGCGCACCCGTTCAGACTCAAGCTGCCCCGGCTCAAACTAGCGCAGCCCCTGCGCAGCCAGCTAGCGCGTCAATCTCACAAATCGATCATAAGTCCCGCTATGCGGAACTACAGAAAACAAACCCTTTCGCAGCTTCGGCATATGCACAGAAACACGCCGGACAGCTGCTCTAAAATCAGTGTCGCGCCGTCCTTTAGAAACTAGGGCGTGACTGAGAAATAACACAAGGACCTAAACACAAATGGCCGACATCACTCACGCCTCGTTTACTGAGAACTTCTACAACGTCACCAGCTCGACGCTTCTTGCGCAGCCTGAGCCACAGTACCCCTATGCGAAGATGTTCCTCTCCGCGCTTGCTACGGACCTTCCGGCAGCTGGGGACTCTGACGCGCAGGTTGGCCGCAGCTTCGTTGATCCCGGCGCCGCTTACGCTTCCGCTGATCGCGACCGCTTGAACCTCATTGATCCTCAGATGGTCGGATACCTTAATCAGGTAGTCATTCCTAAGGTGGATTTCCTCGGGCTCCCCGGTTCAATGGTGCGCTTCAATCGTCCGCTCTTTGCGGATACGACTTACACGACCGCATCGCGTAAGATCGGACTGAACACCACGATCTCTACTCAGACCATTACGGCTGGTAGCGAGCAGGTTTCGCTTGAGCTTGAGCGCTTCGCTGGTCCGTACGACCAGACCAATAGCCGTGTCGCTCCGTTCGGTATCGATGCGCTCTCGGCTCAGATGGGTATCCACAAGCTCACGAGCTACGTCGGAACGCATCTCAAGCGCGACTTCCACAAGTTCATTGATTCGGTTCAGGTTGCTCTTCTTGACACCGCTTCGACTGTGGTTCGCCCCGCTGGTATGAGCGCGGACAACGACGCAACCGTTGCTGGTCAGTTCCGACTTGACTACGACACGCTCAACCGTGCCGAGCTTGCAGCTGACAACGCTAGCCTTCCGACTTTCTCGGACGGTTATCGCATCTTCGTCGGTACTCCTACGCAGCTTTCGCAGCTCAAGACGGATGCTGACTACATCGAGCTTTCCAAGGTTCACCCGACCATGAACGCTCTGTTCCCTGACTACGTGGCTTCGATTGGTAAGCTTCACATCTTCAAGAGCGTGAGCCTCAATCAGTCAGTGAATGGTAGCTCGATTCCGATCCACAAGGGTCACCTCATCGCTCCCGGGGCTCTCCTCGGCGGCATGGGTAAGCCCCCGCGCGTTGCTCCTTCGACGGATGATAACTTCGGCGAAGTTGCCAAGATGATCTGGGTTGCTTACCTCGCGTTCGGTTTGGCCGATAATCGCTTCGTCATCTCGGTCCGTAGTTCGTCCTAAACCCTGAACTCCTAAACCTCTCACAATCAACTAGGAGACTTCAGAAATGGCTAGAATTACTCTTCGAAAGTACACGGTAACCGGGGCAACCACGGGCAACCTTAACGGCGTAACAGCTGGTAACGCAGCTTCAGGCGCTAGCGTTCTCACCCAGAACGTGACACCGGGAACCCTTTGCGCTGTGTTCACGGTACTGGCAGAAACCAACACCCTGACCCAGACCGCGCGATGGCAGGGAAGCGATGACGGATCCACTTGGATCAACATCGCCAACGCTCCGCAGAACCCGGCCGGTGTGGCAATGGCAACCGGTACCGCTGGCGCTGACTCGGCTGTCACGGTTGCGGTCCCCGCTCCGGATGGTTACTCGGGGTTCCGCTTCGTTCGCGCTCAAACGGTAGTCGGTGTGGCGACCGGCGCATCGGCTGATACGTACTCAATCGCGTATCGCTACGTTCAGCTCTAATTGATAGATAACCAACTTGCCTCGCCTTCCGCCTCACAAGCGGGACGCGGGGCTTTTTGGGTGTGGCCTTACTGGACTCCGAGATTGCGCGAATCAAAGCCGAGCTTGGTTACAACGTGCTGTCTAACGGCGCGGTCCCGTGGATTGATATTGTCGCGATCTTTGAACAGGTAATCCAGCCGAACCTAAGCGGCGGAGCTAAGACCACTAGCTCCACCTCAATCACGAGCACGGGTCCTAACACGATTGTCATAGCAAGCGCTACGGGGTTTCATTCCGGCGACCGTGTAGTCATTGACGTGGATGAACGTCAGGAGGTTGTAACCGTTCAGAACTTGAGTGGAAGCAATCTCACTGCGATCCTGAACAAGGAACACTCTGGTACTTACCCGGTAACGGTCGAGGGTCCCGAAACTATTGTGCGCGAGATCTTGGCTGACATTGCGGCCACGAAAAAGAAACTCGCTGAACAGTTCGGAACGGGAGCCTTGAAGAAGGTTGACGAAGTAGAGTTCTACGAGGCCGGCGGTAAAACGGCCTTCGGGATCCTCGGGGAAAACCTAGCGTATTACCGCGAAATGCTCGCTAGCGCGCTTGGGATTCAGAGCATGTGGGCTGCCAAAAAGCAGGGCGCCGCAACTGTGAGCGTTTACTGATGACGATTGCAAACTCGCTCAAGCCGCTAGTGAGAGCGATTCGCGGGATCCCGGGAGTATTCGGGCTCAGAACTCATCGCGTTTTCGTCATTGCCTCTCGATTCACAGGACCCTACACGGGCGATGGTTCGCGCTCTAATACTGAGTTTGAACTCACTGAGGGAAGCTCGCGAACTCCTCCCAAGGTTCGCTGGCTCAAGTCCGATGAGATTGCAGTAGGCGGTTTAGCTGCTGGCACCGTTGAAGTTGGTCCGATTACTCCAGACCTGGACGGATACACGGAGATCATTGACGCAATCGCGGCGACGAAGCTCGGAACAGGAGACTTGCGCTATATCAAGCTCATAGGTCCGAACCATCCGAACGGAGCGAACTATCGCGTAACCGATGCCGCCTTTGAGTCGGCAATGCACTTCACTCTCAAGTGCTCACCCGTGGAGGACTCCGCTTGACCGAAGTTGTTCTCCCCATCACGCAATCAATCGGCGCGCTCTCGTTTCCGATTGTCGCTGATGATTTTACCGACTCACTGGCGCCGCTTGACCCGACTCGGGATCGATTGCTCTCGCTTTTTCAGACCGCGATCAATGCAGAGCTTGGCGAGGTGTGGCGCAAGATTGTCGATTCTTCGTTGGACCCTGGGAGTAAATTCTCGGGCACTTCACCGGCCAATGACGTTCTTCCGCTTCGTCCGTCGCTTGCAACAATGCAAGTGCGAAAGTCTTCGTTCCCGCTTCTCGCGTTACACCGCGACGGGGAAGTGGAATACGAAGAGTACTTGATGAATGACGGACTGCGAATGAAGCAGTCCTGGATGCTTCACTACATCATCGGACCGGGTGACGTGGAAGTGGAGCGAAAGCTCTCTGATGTTGTTCAGGGTGTCTCTGCTGTTATCGCTTTGGTAATCCGACAGCGCGGGCACAGGTCCTACGACGGCGGAGCGCTCCAGTTTTTCCCGGGAGTCGGAACGCTCTCGCATGTGAAGCTGGTTAAGCGAAGTCCGCTGGGTCAAGCGGTGTTCTCCGAAGATCCGAGTGTCGTTTATTGGGCTGTCCAGTTCACGATTGAAACAACTGAGATCGCGGCCGACAACGAAGACGCTTACTCACCGGTTGACGGAATCGACATAAGCATGGGTTTGACCGATGAAACTGGGACGATTCCCGAATTTATCCAGGGAACCACTGACGCAATTGTGAGCGGTGGATAGTGCTGAACATCCAGAAACTCAAAGAGCAGCATGACGCTTTCTCAGATCGAGTCCGAAGGGTGATCGACTCGGAAGCGGATGATGCTGGTAAAGCTGGTGTTCTTTATGCTCGCGAAAATACTGGATACCGAAATAGGACCGGGACCCTAACAGAGGCCACACAATACAAGGTTGTTCGGACTCCGGGCGGCAAAATCACAAGGATCAAACTGTTCAACCGCACGCCGTACGCGGCCGCGATTGATAAGGGCGCGAGACCTCACGTCATCGAAGCCAGGCGCGCACCATACTTGGTTTTTTACTGGTCTAAGATGAGCCGGTGGATGCGAGTCCGGCGAGTGAATCACCCCGGCAACAAACCATATAAATTCCTTTCGAATGCTACCTTACATGCGTTCGAGGACCTCCGGACGAACCTTCAAAAGAAGCTCGCGGAGCTAGCTAAGAGATTCTAAGCAATGATCAAAGTCTTCCCTGTACCCGGTGCAATGTGTAGAGAGCCCGGCACTTCAATGGTTCCCGGTCAGCCCCCGCGTTATGTGGGACGCGCTTTCGTGCCTGATGACGAACCGCTAACGCCCGAGGAAGCTCGCCGAACGGATGGAAGTGTCCGAGTGCGCGGAGCGTTCCAAGCAACCGGAGAGCCGTATCAGTGTGAAGATGTTGGGGAGCGTGCGGAGCAGATTCGACGCTATCTCGCGTGCGGCGATTTGATTCCCGCCGACAAGTACACCGCCGATCTTTTTGGGATCAAGCTCCAAAAAGTCAGGCTTGAAGGCGGGGAAATGGTGCCAGTTCCCGCTGAATCCAAGAAGGAGCCTAGCTAATGCCCACGATTACCGGAATTGATAACGGATTCCGAACACCAGGAAACTGGGGTGAGATTGTTTTTGCGCAAGGTCCGAGCGTTGCCGGTGGTGGCAAGCGCGAAGTGATCTTCGTGATGCCAAAATCCGCCGCTGGCACCTGGACCGTCAACACGGTTTACAAGGTCAACAATGAACAGGAAGCCGCGACCGGCGGCGGTGACGGTTCCCCGATCCATCGCGGCATTCGCAAGTTCCTTTCGATCTGGCGCGATGCGAACGTCTACGCGCTTCCGTACGCGGCAACCTCCGGAGGTTCTCCTGCAACCGCTACGGGAACGGTGACCATCGCTACGACCGCAACGGGCGCTGGAACTGTTAGCGTTACGGTAGCTGGTGAGCTTTGCCAGTATACCTTCGCGAGCGGCGACACTGCCACGGCTATCGGCGCTGGTATCGCGGCTGTGATTAACGCTAAAACGTGGCTCCCTTGCACGGCTGCAAACGTATCAGGAACGGTGACGCTTACCGCGAAGATCGCTGGAATTACTGGCGGAACGGCAACCATCGGAACCATTCGCTATCGAGCGGACATTACCTCTGGTGTCGCTACTACGGTCGCCACTTCCGGATCGTTCCTCGGTTCGGTTACAGCTGGCGCCGAAGGTACAACGACGGAAGCTGCTAACCTCGCAACGGCGCTCGCTACCATTGCGGCAACTCGCAAATACTACATCGTAACGCACGTCAACAGCGCAACCCCGGCGGCTAACCTCAAGTCGCATATCGCTACCAAGTCGCTACCAAAGCAGGGCCTTCGCTCGGTTGGTATCTTCCCCTACTCTGGGTCCGTTTCTACCGCCGTGACGCTCGCTCAGGGCGTCAACTACGAGCGCATGGCGATGGCATGGCAACCGAACTCGGAGCACGACGGAGCCGAGCTTGCGGCAACGCTTGCGGCTATTCGGGTTGGTGGAACCATCGGAGTTGGTGGCGGCGTTGTTGGTGAGTCCACTGATACGGCCACGGCTCTCAACCTGATTCCGCTTTCGGTCAACGTTCTCAAGCCGGCCGCCCTCCAGGCGGATTGGCCGAATGCGACCGATGTAGAAACAGCAATTCAAGGCGGCGTTACGGTGTTCGCATCGTCGGACTCGGGTGCTTATCTCGTTCAGTCGGTAACGACTAAGTCGCTCAACACCGCAGGATCGGCTGTTGACTTCCGCGCTTCTCGCACAAGCAAGGTCAGCGTCTCGGACGAGTTCCTTGACGAACTCCAGGTTCGTTTCGCTAACAGCTTCGGCCAAAAGAAACTGCTTGCAGACGAGACCTTGGCTGATGGTTCGATCAATCCGAATCAACGACTAGTTCCCGGTACGGTTCGTCCGAGCATGGTTCAGGCAACCATCTTCAAACAGATCGACGACTACTACGCAGCTGGAAAGCTGGACGACGTAGCCACGATTAAGATCTCCGTGAGCGTGATTAAGAGCGCAACGGCTCCCGGTCGAATCGAGTGCGGTCTAGACCTCCGCGTTATTGATTGGCTTGACCAGACCACGACTCGCGTCGCTGAAGTTACGCCGGGCTAACACACAAGGAGCTAACACATGGCACTCAATGATTACGCCCGTCTGGCGATTCTTTACAACGGCAACCCGCTTACTCAAATCACAAGCATTAGCCACACTACGAACTCCGGCTTGCAGCGCGTTGACCTCATGAACGAGGGCCTTGGTGGGTTCACGCCTGGCCCCGGCGACTGTTCAATCGAAGTTGGTTTCGTGATTCCGATTAGCGGAACCGAAGGAAAGTTTCAGGAAGATTGCGCCAACGGTGCATTCGTCACTCTCCAAGTTCCGATTGGCCGCAAGGACTACATCGGGACCGGGAAGATTCAAAGCGTTTCAATCAGTGGAAGCACTGGCGGAAACGTGGAAGGCACGTTCTCTTGGCTCGGAGAACTGAAGGCACTTCAAGGCTAGGCAATAGAAGCTCTTAGAATCGGCTAACATCATGGCCGTGGGGGAGACTCCACGGCTTTTGGTTTTGGAGGACTAGAGATGATCAAACCGCCTGAAGATGTGAAGGCTTCCGACCTATTTAGGAAGCTGCTTGAAACACCGTTCCCGACTAAGGTCGTCCCGTTTCCGCGTAAGAATCCGGACGGCTCATGGGCAGCTAATATTCGGCTCCGGGTCCTCTCGCAGGACGACATGGATCAGGCTCGAATCTTGGCACAAGAGAGTCTAGATAAGCGCCGGTTTAGCGCTGAGAAGCTGACCGGTGTAGTGCTCAAAGAGCTTGCGGCGGACACAGTTGCGCGCGAACTGTTGGCCATTGCGTGTCTCGCGGAAAACTCTTCAGGTGATGACCCGAATGGGCAACCGATCTACGGGCGTCTATTCGTTGACGGTTCGCAGCTTGGTAAATTTACCGGTGACGAGATTGCCGTGCTGTTCAATTCATGGCAGATGGTTCAGCGTAGCTTTGGTCCGCTTGAATCGAACATTGACGTGGACTCCTGGATCAATCGCCTAGTGGAGGGCGGCGACGCTCTCCCTTTAGCGTTTCTGGCCTCGCAGGATGTGGCCGAACTAGCCTATGCGTTGTCGGAAAGGATCTATTCAATCTTCCAGATCCTAGGACCCCTATACGAGAGCTTGCCGAGTACCTCTCGATCCGCCCTCGACAAGTGCTTTACGGGCATGTCCTTTGCTGGATTGCAGCGACTCGCATCCGCCGAAGCTGGTTCGGAAAACTCTGACGTTGGGATCGAGGAAGCAATCGCACTCACCGAAAAGCTTCGCGCGCGTCAAAACCTAATCGATTCCGCTAGCGAATAACGAATTGTAATTCGTGATAGGATGGTGAGAGCGTGGCCACTCTTGAGTATGATTTTAAAGTCGTCGGACAGGACGCGATCAATCGCGCTTTTGCTTCGATTGAAAAGCGAGCTGCTCAGCATGCGTCGCGCATGGATAGGACTTTTGGCGGTAGTGGCCGAACGAGTGGCGGATCTGGACGCGGTGCGCCGGTTAGGACTCGTGGCGTTGATCCGGCGCTGCGTGCGCAAGTTGCGGCGGAAGACAGGGCCGCACGTCAGATTGCGAATGCCAAGATTAGAGAAGAGAAGCGAGTCGCCGCGGAGGTGGCGCGGTCCGCTCGCTGGAAACAACAGCTTCAGAACAAGCATTACCAGCAAGAGGAGCGTCAGCGTAAGCGCATAGAAGTCGCTCAGATGCGCTCTAGGTCTAACACCCTAGGGACCATCGGTAGGAGCGCAACTAACGCGGCCAGAACCGTCGGGACCGTGGCAACGGGCGCGCTTGCCATCGGCGGCGGTTTCATGCTTTCGGGGGCTGTCTCTCAACAGATGAGGGAAACAGCAATGGCCTCCAAGCTGGCCAACATGACTGGAGACCCGAGGCAGAAAGCTGCCATCCTCAAAGAGTCTCAGCAAGTCAGAGGGTTCACGGGTGAAGAGACGATGGCCGCAATGGGCGGTTTCGTTGAAAAGACTGGTGATGTTTCGGCGGCTCGCAAGGCTATCCAGGACATGGGCAAGCTTGCAATCGCTACGGGGACTGACTTCGGAGAAATGGGAGAAGCCGCCGGTCAAGCGTTCAATGTGATCCGAGACACGATCAAAGATCCCGAAGAACAGATCAAGGCCCTGAACGATGTGATGCGAACTCTCGCTGCTCAAGGAAACATGGGAGCGGTTGAGATTAAGGACATGGCCGTTGAGCTAGCGTCACTGGGAGCGGCCACGCGCAAGTTCCAAGGGGGTCCGGCGGAACTCATGAAGACCATGGGCGCCATGGCGCAAGCGTCCGTCGCGCGCGGTGGTGCGGCCAACGCTGCCGAAGCAAGTACCGCCGTGGTTCGCTTTGGTGAGGACCTCACTAAGAAGCCGTCTCAGAAGGCGCTCAATGCCCTTGGTCTGAATATTTTTTCAGACAAGGGAAAGACCAAGCTCAAGGATCCGCGCGAGATCATGGCCGACATAATGGCCAAAACAGGCGGCGACCTGACCAAGCTCCAGGACGTTTTCAACGCTCAGTCGATCAAGGCGTTTCAGGGTTTCTCCCCGCTATATCTTCAGGCGGAGGAAGCGAATGCGAAGCTTGCGCCGAAGGACCGCAAGAAAAAGGGCGAGGCTGGCAAGGCGGCGATGCTCGCTGAGTTTGGGCGCTTTTCAGGCGCTAGCATGTCAGACGCGGACCTGAACGCGCGTGCTGAAAGCCGATATCAGGACGCTGACATTCAGTTCAAAGAGGCAATGAAGAACTTTAACTCTGAGATGGGTTCAAAGTTGCTTCCACAAGTGACTAAGCTCATCCCGAAGTTTGCGGAGCTTACACCGGAGCTTGGAAAGCTGGTCGATAAGGTCACATGGCTAATCGATAAACTTGGGGTGCTTGGGACAATTGGAGCAGCCGTAGCAACCAAGATCACCGCTGACATCGCAGCTGCTAAGATTGGCGATGCCATCAAAGGAGTCATCACCGGAGAAGCCACCGGGGGAACGGCTGCCTTAGGCAAAGCCGGGATAATCGGAGCGTTGGCCGTGACCACTCTGTCGGTCGGGCTAATGACTGTCGATTCAATGGCTAGCGCAGATGATGCGAAAAATCGTCGCGAAGCTGAGCTTGGGATCGGTGCTCAAAATGCGTCATCACAGGCCGCCGCCGCACTGTCCAAAGGCGACTACGCCGGGGCAGAAAAAGCAATCTCGGCTTCGATTGAGGCGGCCAAGGCTCAACTGGCAAGCTCCCAGGAAGATCCTGGAATGTTCAAAAACCTGTTCCAGGGGCTAGCTCGCTTGGGCGGCGGGGAGAATGAGGAAGCTATCAAGGGCGACGTCAAACGGAAGCTGATTGAAGAGAATCAACTAAAGAGCTTCATTGCAGACCAAACCGAAGCCCTCAAGGGAGTCATTGCAATGGCCGCTCAAAACCGAGGCAACTCCCCTAGCGTTCCGACGGTGAAGTAATGCCTTCCGAATTTTCCAAACTACCTAAGTTCTCATGGCGTGGACAGCAGCTGCCAATCTCGGCTCGTTCGGTTTCGTTTGCTCATGAGTCAGTGCAACACAAGCTACAACGCCGGAATCAGGATCTTGTGGAGCAGACCGGTGCCCACAACTTGGTTTTCACCTACACGATTCCGATGCGTTCCGGGATCTTTAAGGGCAACTACGGCGACTCGCTTTTCGGGGTAGGCCTTCAGAAGTTCTTTCGTGCGTGCCGTGACAAATCTCCCGGTGTGCTAGTGGATCCTGTCTACGGGCAGCGTCGGGCCGTGTGCTCGTCATACAACGATGACACCGATATGGGCCGCACCGACGGCGTTGATATCCGAGTCGAGTTCACCGATGCGCCCGAGGAAGGTGAAGACGATGCTTTCGACTTCCCAACTGTTCAGAGTGCTCGAAACTCGGGTGCCGCTACTTCGCAATCAGTTAAAGCTTTCGCGCGACCCGACCCCACCAAACCGGAACGAGCCGAACTCAAGAAACTGAAAAGCAACCTTGGCGACACTCTGATCCAGTATCAGAACTTCGGCGTTTCAACGGTGAACGAACTCAAGCAATCATCCTACCAAGCAAAGCGTGTGGAAGATATTGTGACAGATGCGCTATCGAATGCGGTCACCCGTGGAACAGCGGACGCGCTTGACCTGTTCGGACTCCAGCAATCAGCACGTCGTCAGCGCGACGATGCAATCAGAGCACAGAGAAACGACGCTGAACAAGCTCGCGCGCGCGTAATTGTGAACGCACTGTCTCGCTCACTCACTTCGATTGCGGCCACTTACGGCGTTTCAGTTGAGTCTCTTATCGCCGCTAACCCGGAATTAACTAAGGCACCGATGGTACCAGTCGGAGCGACCGTCAAGATCCCTCAGTCCTAATGGGAAAAGTCACCGAATCCACGCTAGAGATTCAGCTTGAAAGGCAGAATCGAACGCTCACGAATGCGACTAAGTGGGAGATTGACTCTCACTTCATTGTCGCGACGGACGCATTTCGGTTTACGCTTTACAGCGAAGATCAAGCAAGCATTGACGATCTTGAGTGCCAGCCAGTCGAACTATTCGTCCACGGCGCTTCCCAACTCACGGGGCGCATTGACGCGAGCGAACTTGGCAACACCGGAAGCGCGATTGACTACGAGGGTCGCGACTACATCGCAGACTTCACGGAATGCAGCGTTGATCCTCGCTTGATTTTCAAAGAGGGAATGACGCTAGGAGACGTGACGAAAGCGGTACTAGAGCCGCATGGTGTCACTGATGTTAGTGGTTCAAGCGTGACGATGCGAAATGTTCGCACCGGACGGCTCAATAAGAACGAGCCCAATCCAGACTACAACAATCTAACAGTCGAGGATATGAAGCCCGACAACGGGATCGGGTGCTTTGATTTCCTGAACCGCCTGGCGGCTAGGTTTCACGCAACAATCCAGCCAACAAATAGTCGTCAAAAGGTACTGATAACCGGACCGAACTACAAGCAATCGCCGCTCTATCGATTGGAGCGCCGTCGCTCCGGGGGTCGAAACAATATCGTTTCAGCCGTGAGGCGTCGCGACTTTTCCAGCGTTCCAAGTTTCGTCGGATTCAGCGGCACAAGGGCAGTCGGCGGGAAGCCAGGAGAGCCAGCTTACCGTGCCATTCAAGTGCCATCGTCAGCTCGTGCGCTGGGTCTCGCAGTGGCTCCGATCCTCACAGCTACAATGCGTGAAAGCGAGTTCAAGCGCGGCGATGAGTACCAGTATGGGAAGCTTTACCGCTCGCTCGTTCATAAGGACGACGAGAGCCGCAACACTTCGCAGCTAGAAGCGGCCGCGTTCCGTGCACTGTATGACAGACTCAAGAGCTGTTTCGTGTATCAAGTAACAGTTCAGGGACACAAGGATCCGGACTCGGGTGCGGTTTGGGCGATTGACACCATGGTCGAGGTTCATGACGAAGTGTGTCGCGTATTCGGAAACTTTTGGATCGTGTCTCGTACTCTCAAGTTTGATCAGGACTCCGGAGCCACTACGGACCTGACACTCTGGATGCCTGGACTTTACCAGCCGGCACCGTAAGGAAAGCGACCGACAGTGAGAGGTTTAGTAGCTGACATTGTAGAACTCGGGGCCAGTGTAGCCAAGAAAGGCGTCGCGCTCTGGCAAGGATCGCTGCGCATTGGTCCGGAGTCGGATGACCTAGAGCCGCTGGGTGACGGCGATGTGTATCAGGGGCTAGGTCTAACCTCACTCCCATACCCAGCGGACGACAGTGGAAAAGCTGAGGCGGTGGCGTTGCGAGGCGTCAACGGGCGCCCGTGCACGTACGTAGGCGCGCGCGATACCAGAAGTGCGACCATCGTCGGAAACCTAAAACCTGGCGATTCTGTCCTACACTCAACCGGCCCTAGCCAAGCGGCACAAGTCCAATGTAAGGAAGCCAAGCGTCAAACCGTCATGGCTTCAAAGGACAAGGACGGGAAGACAATCGTTGCACTGTTAGACGGTAGTGGGTCTGGAAAGTTTCAGATCGTACTAGCAGGAATGATTCTTGAGCTAGACGCTGGAGCTGGTTCGTTTGCGGTCACCAACGGCAAGGCGTCAATCATCATGAGCGGTGACACAATCTGCCTAGATGGGAATGTGATCCTTGGTGGGAAAGTAGCCGATCCAGTGAACAAGATCGCAGTCGCGCCCGGTCTCCCTCCGGTTCCAACCGCTCCTGGTACCGGGCTCTCGTTTGGTTCCGCCTACAGTGTTTCAGTGGCACTCCCAGGGTCGTGAGTAACTTGTGAGCTGTAACTTTTCACTTCCTCAGATCCCGTTTCGGGTACCATCGCTCTGGATTCCAAGTCTATTTTTTATTTTATCATTCTTGATTGACTTGGATTTCGGTGAACTTCCGGCACCTCCAACAATCATCGTCCGCGCTCCGTCGTTCGGAAGCGTTCCGAGTCCCCCTCCAATTCCCTCGTTTTCGGTGGATTTAGACTTCGGGGATTTGCCACCTATCCCACTGATACCAATTCGCGCCCCATCGTTTGGTATACCTAGTTCGCCGGTTCTACCTACGCTAATCGTCCCTTGCCCGTTCGAGTGATACCATGCCGCTAACAGATACTCGCTACTATACGACGCTGAAAACGAGTCGCGGATGGGCAATCCAGGGAGCCGGGATCACGGCCGCCGGGACTGGCGAGCCGGCCACAATCGTAGATAATCCAAAGCCAAGTGAAGGGTCACTCTACCTAAACCCGTACACCAAGGACTATCAGCTGGATTCCGCTACCGGGCAACTTGCGCAAATGCCGCCAGTTCGCCAGATGGTTATGCTGGCACTTTCAACTTGGAAGGGAAGCGCCACAGCTGTTCCCTGGTTAGGTGTTAAGTACCCAGACAAGGTCGGGCCCACATTCGTGAGCGAAGTGGGAGATTCTGCGCGCTCTGCTCTGTCTCATCTCACAACCGAGGACTCACCACAAATCACCATCGACCGTGTTAATGTGGAGATAGTTAACGGTGTTCAGGGACGGGTCGTAGTTACCGTGTCCTATACCGACCTGACCACTGGCGAGTACGACGCGGTAACTGTCTAATGGCTAACGAAAGACTCCTAACGCCAGCTCTTGAGGATTTGCGTCAGCAGTATTTGCGAGACATTCGACTCGGCGCGGTTGACGCTGGAATGACCGGAGTCCCGCCGACTAATCCAGGATCGGATTGGTATCTTAAGGCGAGCGCAGCGGCTGGCATTGGCATGGTCGCAGTCACTAACGTGCGTGCGGCCGACGATGATCAAAACATCCTCACGGCCAGCGGCGACGCTCTCAAAAAGAAGCGGGATGAAAAAGGGATCCCGGCTGTTATTCCGCAAGGAGCCAGCGGCGCAATTGTCTGCCAGGTGCTAGGCTCAACCGTTATCCGTGACGGTCAGCGGTTCGTTTATCCGAACGGACTACAGGGTCAAGTTGTTGGAAACTACACCTACTCAGGCGCAACATACGACGCTCAAATCAACGTCAAGGCGATTGACGTAGGAACGAAAACGAACCTAGCTAGCGGATCGATTGTTCGCTTTGCACCAGCCCCTACTAACGTTGAACTTGAAGCGCGTGTTTCCGCTACCATTCCACTCACTGGCGGTGTTGACGAAGAAGATACGGAGCGACTTCGCGCGCGAATCCTAAACACGGAACGCAATCGCCCGGCCGGTGGAAATTGGGGGCAAGTTCGTCAGCTGGTTTTGGATAACTTCCCCGGCGTGCAGGAGTGCTACGTTTATCCGGCGCTTGGTGGGCCCGGTACTCAAAAGATTGTGCCAGTGCGGAAGTTTGACCGCGTAGCATTGTCGTGGTCGCGAGCGTGTTCACCGGCACTCCTAAACGCCGTCCGTCAAAAAGTCTTTTCAAATTATCCTGTATATACAGGAACCATCGTTCAGGCGAACGCGGACCAGGCAGCGGACGCTTCGCTGCTGGTCACGATCCCAAGCTCCGCGCTTAGCGGTGGAAACGGTCAAGGCTGGACCGACCAAACGCCGTGGCCTCAGCTCGTGGGCGCCGATAACGGTCGAGTGACTGTTACTACGTCGTATAACTCAGGCTTTCAAATCATAGTATCAGCTAACACCACTACCGCTCCGATTGCCAATCAAACAACCATAGCATGGTGGAGTCCGGCTGATATGGCGTTTAAGTCGGCCCTAGTGACTACCGTGAGCGGCGGAGCTGGTGCGTGGAACCTCACTCTTGATCGCATCCTCACAAGTTCGCGCGGAACCAAGGTAGCCGTTGGGGATTACATCAGCCCCGATGCACTGAACCTCACCCGCTACGGGTCAACGTGGCTTGACTACCTAGAACAGCTTGGGCCAGGCGAGAACACGGCGGACGCAGGACGACTACCTACCGCGCTTCGCCGTCCTCTCGTAACGGATGAGGACTTGGCTAACGTTACCGGAGTAGCGTTCGCAGCGTTCAAAAATAATCACCAAGAGATAACCGATATCGCTTGGGGTTACAATTCAGCCACCGCGCCCACCGTTCCTGGTTCCGCCGATACCGCTCCCAACATCCTAACGCCTCGCCACTTTGGCGTTTACCTGAAGTAATCTATGCCCGTAGTACCCACCGGAAATCCCGCTTGGCTTCGGTCAAATGACTTCACGAGCTACGGCGGAAATCTCAATAAGCAGAACTATCTTTTGCGCGGAGTCATAGATCCGACAACCGACGTAAGCGCGGAGCAGTTTGCGCGCATGACGGCGGACCTTTCGGCAATGTGTCGCGTGATTCCGTTTGCTACCATTACGCTAACGATGAACGACACATCTCCGGCCGCTCCGACTATCTCGCGCGCAATGATGCAGACCGGAATCCGGGCAACGTCGTACTCTGGTTCTTCCGCTCCTTCTGGATTCCCGAGTGCCGCGCGGGTTTCAAACGGCGTTTGCACGGTCACATTCGCTTCATCCTACACTGATGACTACGGTGTGTTGGGCGCGTTTTCGGTTCAGTCGCCAATAGTTCAGCTCAACGGCACAGGCTCACAATTCGCTAGCGTAACCCGCGACAGTGCGACGCAAGTAACGATCCGCGCTTGGACCGATGCAGGCGCAGCCGTGTCAGATCCTACCGTCACTCTCATGGTCTGGAGTGGTCTCTAATGCCGTTCGGTGCTTTTGCACCGTTCCCTTTTAGGCTCGGGGGAACTTCAACAGAGGGCTGGACGGCTTCTCAATTCTCGCGCGCGTGCGCTGACTTGGTTTCGGCTAGACGATCCGTCCCCTTCTGTGTTCTCACAATCAACACAGCAGGAAGCGGCACAATCGAGCGCTACACCGGGCAGAACGGCGAGGACTATTCGCAGATCCCGGCCAACCAAACTGGAAGAGTTGCGCCTGTTTTGGCTAAAGGCGGGACCGGTAACGTTTACCTTCAATGGTCAACTGGACTAACTCCGACGTTCTACACGGACGAAAGAGGCCGACGCTACACGATGTGCCCGCGTGCGGCCGTGGCCACAGCTGACAGTTCTAGCGCTCTTTTCTGTACTACTGATACTAGCGATAACACTTACATCTACATCCGTGACAGCGCTGGAACTTTGACGGATGCGCGTATCAATGTCGTAGTGTGGGCTGACTGGGGCACGGTAGAAGAACCGCCATCTATCTACGACTACGGCGGGAGCACGTTAAAGCAAGACGACGTGACTGAGAACCCGGTACCGTACGCTGGCATGGTTTACCGTGACGTAATTGAGCAACGCGGATCGGCGTACTCAAGCAAATCAACGGCGCTTACCACGGTTGAAAACATCGCGGACGCTCGTCTCTTTTCGTACTTTGCATTCCGTCCTCCGGATCAATACCGGAACGCCGGAAGCGTGACGAAGTCGTCCGGAAGTTCGCTCCAATACTGGGGCAAGGTTTACAACATTCCGCAGCGCCCGCTTGAAAAAGAAGACAGCTACCGCAATCGACTTTCGTCGTTCGCGCGACTGTCCAAGGGCGCGACTTACACAGAACTAACGGCGCTATGCCAAAGCATTCTTGGAGACGCGTTCATTGGACTAACGCTGAACGGAACCGATACTCTTAACACATGGTCGCCTAATACGTTCTGGCCAATGAACCCAGGATCTGGAGCATACAACATCGGCGGCGGTGACTGGTACTCGGACCGGTGTCAAATCCTAATCGATGTCAGGCAACCGGCAACAATGAGCAACGTCGAGTTTAACCGACTGGTGAACGTTGATCTTTACGACTCCGTGACTCGAATTATCCCCACATGGATCGCGCCCAAGTGGAGACTCAACGGAGTTGGGTCGGTTGTTTGGGACGGCTTCCTCTGGGATGACGGAACTGTTTGGGATGGCGCCTTTGATTGGGGTTAAGCAAGGACTAACAAATGAGCACTAACCTAACTGACGCTGATACGTTTGACACTCCGGTTTCAATGCCGGTAGCGGGCGAATCCGCAAGCGCCGCTACGCTAACAACCCTAGCAATCCAGAAGCTTGCCAATCGGACGAACTATCTCAAAAACCGACTGAGCAACGTTCAGACGTTTACATCCAACGGGACCTGGACCAAACCCACGGGCGCGGCGTGGATTGATGTTGTGGTTGTGGGCGGGGGCGGCGGTGGATGCGGCGCTAACAACGGAGCCAATAGCATTGGCGGTGGTGGCGGCGGAAGCGGCGCTGTTTCAATTGCAACATTCAGGGCATCGGATCTTCCTGCGTCTGTTACTGTTACCGTAGGCGGAGGTGGCGCTGGTGGTGCAACTCTTGTTTCTGGCGGAACTGCTGGGTCCACAAGTTCATTTGTTGGAACAGGGGTTTCCGTGTCATCAATCGGCGGGGCCGGTGGGTCTAATGCCGGAAACGGAGCCGGAGGAGCTGGTAGCTCAGGCGGCGGCGGGGGTGGTGGCGGTACCGCCGGCGGAAACGGTGGAGCCGGATCGTCGTCTCTTGGGACTGGGACCTCTGGTTCTGGAACATCCGGAGCAGCGGGCGGATCGGGGATGAGAACGTCTAACTCTTATCTCCACGCAAGCGGAACCGGCGGAGCAGCTGGATCCGGTGGCACATTTACCGGAACTCAAGGCGGGGGAGGCGGCGGAGCCTCCGGCGCGTTCGGTACTGTAACGGCCACGAGCGGAGCCAACGGGACCGGAGCTACGCTAGGCAACGGTGGAGGAGGCGGGACCGGCTACGGAGCGGGCGGTGGCGGCGGTGGCGGCGGAGCTACAACGGGTGGCGCTGGTGGAGCTGGCGCGGCTGGAATCGTCATTGTGACGACCTGGTACACCGGGACCTAACGTAGTCCAGATCTTCAGCTGTTAGCTTATTGTTGTCGCGACTGTAAGCCCAAAACATAATCCCGGAGACGTCATGGTCATCTCGCGCCGCCAGAGCATGCCCAAGCTCATGCAGAGCGGAGATCCTGAACTGGTACAAGATCCCGTTAGTGCACAGTTTTATTGCATGCGAGTCCAGATTGGTAATTCCGCGAGTTGTCTGGCACTCGACATCATCGTCCCACGGAATAACGTTAGCTGTTTCATCGTCGCTGATTGACACCTTGATAGAACACTCTGGCAAAGCGTTGGACCATTCTTCGGCTGCCTGAAGTATCTTTTCCTGATGATCGGAGTCGAATTTAGACGAGATCTTGATCTCGCCAATGGGAACATGTGAACCGCACCCACCAATCCATAAACACGCCAGAATCAGGATAATGTTTTTCATACGCCTTTGACCTTATCCGCATTGTCGGTTCGTGTCAACTCTCGGTTTCCGGCTTTCCCGTGTCGCGTCCCAATTGCGCCTGAAAAAGCCGGGTTTTTCCTATGCCTACGATGACCCTAGACCCCACTTACCCGGTGCCTCGGTCAAAGGTCCGGGTGACTTTCACCCCAACGGGAATCGGCGCGAACTTCGTCCGGGTGTGGGTCACGGATGCGCCGACGGGGAGCGCATACCGAAACCAACTTGATAAGGCTGCTACCAATCAGCTCATGGTTTTCGAGTCGAGTGTTCCGGTGTGGGAAACCGGAAACTTCGATCTTGGCGGCACGTATGTCCTGAGTGTTCAGGAGTACTCGCGCGGCTCGTCTTACGGCGGACGGTTTGAAGGGGACCCAAACACAGCGATTAGTGAGACTCCAGTCGGAGCGGCTTCAACACTTAGCGTTTACATCGGCCAGCGTGTCACATGCACACTTGGAGTCGGTGCGGATAAGGCCAAGTTCGTGATCTGGTGTTGGAACGATACCATTCGAGCTACGACTACGGCCGTTCACGGCGAACTATCTCCGGCCATTATCAACCCAACTTCGTCGCGCGCACTCGCAGCTATGAACGATCCCGCTGTCAAAAGTATGTTCCAATACTTTGACGGGTCCACGGCTACCTCGGTCATTGGTAGCCCTGCTAGCATCATCTCAGATCTGATTACCAAGTACGAAGCGCACCGCACGCAAGCCACTGTTCACGCTGCGAACGACGGCGCGAACACCATTAGCGCTGGGTACAAGGAAGCCCCTAGCCCTTCGACCTATCCTCAGATCCTCTCCGAGATTGCGCGCAAGTTCCGACAGCACATGACGAACGATGTTGGTTCGGCCGCTGTTTCTCCGACTCAGCCGGGCGTCAATAGCGGTGCGTTTCACGGAAGCTCTAAGGTCGATTGGACTAACTTGCCGGCGGTTCAGTCGATTGGGCAATTGTCCGAAGTGTTCGCTGGCCTTGGTGATTTGCTCCGCGCTTACGACGCGCACAGGACTAGCACGATTCATAACAATCAGGACACTACCAACACGCTCGCAAGTTTGCCTGTGCTTATCACGCTTCACAAATATTTTTCAGCGGCACTAGCGGCACTGACTCCCACAATACCTCCCACCAAGAGTAGCGCCGCTGTTCTGTTACAGTCGCAAGCTGGATTCGTCGAGGAAGCTAACTAATGGCTATCAGCGCAGCGTTCACAATCAACAGCACGGCGGTGCCAGCGGCTGTCTCGGTAGCCTATGGCGCAACGGTTACGCTTCAGCTTACAAGTGCAACCGGCGTTGATTCGGTAGTGTTTTCGGTTGATGGCGTTAGCAAAAGTGGAGTAAGCAACCCAACGCTAACTCCGGCCGGTGTTCCTTCGGGAGCCACCACCACTTTCACCATGCCGTCCGATCCTGGTGACGGCCTGGGACGCGCGTACCTAATCAAGTGCACCGTTTCTAACACCTATGAAACGGCCACGGCTTACGGTGTTGTTGGTGCGACCAATGACGCCGGAATTGTTCCGCTAACAGCTGGTGAGGAGCTGGCGAGAAACGCCACTGTTGGTTGGTTAGATGTGATCAACACGGTCGCGAAAACAGGGGCCGACCGAATCGCAATCAACGCGCAAACTGGAACGAGCTACACGCTAGCCCTTACTGACGCCGGCCGATTGGTTACGCTTAGCAACGCAAGCGCAATCACTCTCACGATTCCAGCTAACAGCACTGTCGCTTTCCCAATTGGAACTGTTATTACCATTGCGCAGATTGGCGCCGGGCAAGTGACGACCGCATTGGCTGGTGGCGTAACGCGCAACGCTTACGGAGGCGCCACTAAACTAGCGGGACAGTACGCCTACGCGACATTGACTAAGCGAGCGACCGATACATGGGACCTTAGCGGGACAATCGTCTAATGGCCGTCGCTGGACTCATTCCAAGCGTGAGTGCTCTCGGGTGTTTCGTAGGCCCCGAGAGTATCCCTAACGCTGAGGTAATTCTCATCGGCGACCGTGGTGTCACAACCGGGGCGACCATGACTTGGGCTGACCAGTGCCCAAAGGGAAACGACGTTTCACAATCAACAGCGGGACAGCAACCAACCACTTCGGCAAACTGGGGTGGAAGTGGTAGGACCGCTCTACAGTTCGATGGGGTAAACGACTCCCTGTTTCGCTCAACGTTAGCGAGCGGGACAATCGCTCAACCGACTACGATGGTCGCCGTGTTTGAAACGGATGGAGCATCCGTTAGGGTAATTGCAGACTCGCGTGATGCTTCAAATCGTCAGTTTATCGCCGATGATACTACGTTCATTGGACACTACGCCGGTTTCTATTGTCAATGCGCTAGAGCCTACTCGTCGCCTGAACGCGTTATCTATACTGGTGTCTTCAATGGTGCGTCATCAACTGGACGCGCAAGGCGAAGCGGACTTAGTACGCTAACGCAATCCGCAACAACTGGCACCGGGTCTATCAATGGCCTAACGCTTGGCGACATCTACACTGGAGGCGGAGCTGCCCCCTTCGGTGGTAAGATTGCCGCGTTCTTCCTGTATCGTTCGGCGCTGACTTCTGACCAGTATCTAATGCTCGAAAACTGGCTAGTTAGCTACTACTCGTTCACCTAAAAAACCATGGCCGGAATACTAGCAAACAGCGCAACTGTCACGATGACTTCCGGAACTCCGGACGCGTCGGCTACAGGTTATTTGGTTGGTGAACGCATCACGCTCACGACCAATCCGACCGGATCTAACTACGTCTGGAGTATAGCAAAGCCGGCTGGATCTTCGATCTCAGCATCGAGTCTAACCGGGACCAACGGATACATCTATCTCGTTCCTGATGTTGAGGGTTACTTCACGGTTACGGTCACAGTTGACACGACCACAACCTACGTCCTGCGCGTTGCGGCTCAGGCTATAGGCACTGTCGTCTATCACTCAGTCAGCAACTACTCTCCAATCGCTAACACTTCAGTCCCATCGCCGACTCTTGGTGGGAATCTTTATTACTCGTCAACAGCTGACGGAGTAGTCTACAAAAAGTCGGACGGTTCGGTCATCAGCTTGCTTTCCGCCAATGTTGGCGACGGTACTATCACCACTGCGAAGCTTGCTGATAACTCCGTCACAGCCGCAAAGCTGGACACTAAAGCAGCTGGGTACGCCACCTATGCGGAGGCTCGCGCGGCTATCACCAGCGGGGCAATCGTAGCCGGGGACCGTGTGCGCGTGCACGGTCGCCTCGCCATGGGTGACGGTGGACAAGGCTGGTTTGATTGCGTCAATTCTAGCGCAACAGACAACGGTGGAACGCTGCTAACGGCCGGCGGAGGAACGTCTAGCCCTCATCTAAAGCGGGACTATTCCGAACTTGCTCCGGAAATGTTCGGAGCTGTTGGCGACGGTACAACCAGCGACTCGACAGCCGTCCAAGCATGCTTGGACGTTGCCTACACTACCGGAAATCCAGTACGTCTAAGCCGGCTTTATGCCGTTTCCGGTATCAACGCGCGCGGCGGATACAACATTACCGGGGACGGTTACTCATCCGGATTTGTTGGCTTGTCCGGATACTCGTACATCATCGGGGTTAACTACGGAAGCGGCGGAACAACCAACCCGGCGAACAACGAAAAGCGTGCGACGTGGTCGAACTTCGTGGTTCGTGGTCGTTCGGTGGCTGATGGGTTTCTTGAGCCGAATCACAACATCGTTCTAAGCGCTGCAACTGATTTCACACTTGATCGCCTATGGGTCGAGGGTAACCGCGGAGACGGTGTCTACATTGGAAGCGGAACAACCGGAGGAATCGAGCGACATAATCAGCAGATAGTAATTCGTGGTTGCGTTTTTGACGGACTCAACAACTCCGGAAGAAACGGGATCTCGGTTATCGATTGTGACGGCCTGGTTGTTCAGGGTTGCAAGTTCTTCCGGACATCTACGTCTGGAATGCCGGGTGCTATCGATATTGAGCCAGACGATACATTCAACATCATTAGAAACATCACAGTCGATGGTTGTGAGTTTGATGATGTAATCGGAAACGTTGGGCAAGTGAATGTTGTTTTGGCCTACGCTCAGAGCGCGTTCACGGTTCCGCCTCACGGTTTCACATTTTCCAACTTGAGGTTTGGCGCAAGCATCTCCGGGCCTACTTTGGTTTCAGTGCTTGGTAGCAACGATGCAACCACTTCGCTTCCATCGCTTGGGTTGGTTGTCAGCAATTGCTCGGCTTACGATAGCAACTGCCGCGCCTGGAACTTCAATGGCGTACGCGGGATTCGCACCGAAAACAACACGTTCTCCAGGCTAAACGGGATCGGGTTGATTGGGTACTCGCTCAAGGTTGTCGATGTCGAACTTGGGGAGACTGACACTTTCTTTGAATGCGGACTCGTTGACTCGTCTGGCTTGAGTGTGGCTAAGGCTAGTTACGTCCGGATCTGGTCAAACTTCGTCAACTGCGGACAAGCTGACGGGTTGTTTGGCTATGCGGTAGACTTCTCAGGTGGAGCGTCTACTGCGACTTCCGACAACATCGATATTTCGCGCATGCGTCAGAGCGGGGCGCGGACTCTTGTCGCAATCCAAAAGGAAGCCGGCCACACGTTCACATCAAACACCAACAACGGTGTTGGTGCGTCACTGGCAGCCGGCTCTTTCTTTCAGTCAATCTACCCTGGAAACCAGCCCTTTAACATGGGCAAAGTCAGGAATATCAACTCGACATGGTTGACACCTTCGAGTGGTGCAACTGTTGATGTCTCAACGGCGGACCAAGTTTCTTTCGAGAACTACGGAACACCTACTAACATTACCGACTTCACCAGTGGAAGTGATGGTCAGCTTCTGCTCATAAAGCTTTCCGCGAATGCGACGATAGTTCACAACGTATCCAAGATCATTCTTCAGTACGGAACTGACGCAACCGGAAACTCTAACAACTTCATCCTTCTTGAGCGAAGGGACAACCTCTGGAGGGAGATTGCGCGAAACTTCCCGCGCAGAATCTCCAACGTCTACACAACTCCGGCGGATGCAACTACTACTCCCTCGGTGGCTGGCTACGACAACGTAGACTTTTCAAACTACACTACCAACACGAACGTCACGAACTTCACCGGAGGCGCCCAAGGGCAAGAGATTCGGTGTCGCATGGATCCCCAAGTGACTCTCGTACACGGATCTGGTTTAGCGCTTAAGGGCGCCACGAACGTAAGTGCTAGACCGCAAGGCGACTGGATAACGCTCAGACTTTACGGCGGCACATGGGAAGAAACATCGCGGAGCTGGTAATCATGAACCCATCACAAATCATATCCGAGGGGCTCTCGGTTACGGCCGATGAATTAGCGGAACTTCGGGACGTTATCACCAACGCGAATAAGCCAGTGCTGGACGCTTTGGGTCAGGTACTATCAAAGCTTGACGCAATCCAGGAAGACTTAACGGCTCACCAAAAGTACACAGGTGAAGAACTCTCGAAACTCAGAAAGGCGGTTTTCGGTGGTCCGTCCGCAGCAGAGTGATCGCGTTTTGCGATTGCGAGAACTCGCACGCCAGGCCGCCGATGTTGATTGGCCGGACGAGGAAAAGACTAACCCTGTAATCGTCCAAGTGGGAATGCCGATGGAACCTAGACCAGAGCAAAAATCAGAGAGCAAAATTGAGGAAGGCGCTCAAGCTGTGACCGGAATCGTATCGGCCGTAAAGAGCTGGGTTCAGGTGACGGCGCTTGGAATCATCGCGCTTGCCGTTGTAGCTGTTACTGTGACTTATCTCCTCACTCACTAACGGCCCATAAAAGCCGCGAGAATCGAATAGGGTTTTCCTTGGGAACAGGGGAAACCCTTTTGAATTTGGGAGAAAAGAGAGCAAAGCTATGTTTGAAATCAACACAGACGACAAGCTTGATGGGGTCAAGTTCGTGGAAGCCGGGACCACAATGCGGCTCATGGTTCCGCGCTTGCTTGTGATTCATTACACGGTGACGCGCACAGCCGCGAGCGCCGTTAACTACTTCGCTCAAAGGGGTGCAGCTGCTAGCGCGCACCTAGTCATTGACCGCGATGGATCTATCACGCAGATGGTACCGTTCGACAGGACTGCTGCTCATGCCGGTGTCAGTTCCTGGAGGGGTGTCGAGTCCTGTAATCGCTACTCGATTGGAATCGAACTTGTGAACATGGGCCCGCTCAAGAGCACGCCCGGAGGACTCTCGGACGTGTACTCTCGTCCAATCCAAACCGAGACTTTCACCGATTCAAAAGGGAAACTTTGGGAAGCGTACCCGGAAGCGCAATTCTTTGCACTTGCCGAAGTGTCAAAAGCAATCTGTGACAGGTACGAGATTAAGGAGATTGTCGGGCACTCGGACATTTCACCGGGACGCAAGATTGACCCGGGCCCAGCGCTCGATATGGCAGCTCTCCGAAAGCTGGTCGGTGTATCGTGAGCACCGGGGTATCGGTGCGAAATCACCGTGTGCTCGTGTGTCCGGATGCGCATCATCCGTTCGTGGATAAGCAGGCTTGGGCCTGTTTCAAAGCAGCCGCGAAAGTTTCTAAGGCTGACACGCTAGTCATCATCGGGGACTTCCCGGACTTCTTCGCAATCTCGACACACTCAAAACACCCGTCGCGCAAAGTCTCGTTTGCCTACGAAATCGACGAAGCGAACAAGGCACTGGACGAGCTGATGAAACTCAAGTTCGGCCGAGTCTGTTACACAGAAGGAAACCATGAGTTCCGTTTTGACCGGTACATCGCCGACAAGGCGCCGGAGCTTTATAACGTAGTTCCGGACCTGGCGGGACTTCTCAAGATTCATCAACGACCCGGGTGGGAGTGGTACCCGTACCGCACATGCGTCAAGATTGGGCACATCTATTACACTCACGAAGTGGGTCGGTGCGGTGTCAATGCAGTCCGTCAAAGCCTCACGGACTTCGGTGATAACCTAGTCATCGGCCACACTCATCGGCTAGGCGTTAGCTATCAAGGAACGGTGAACGGCCCGATGAAAGTGTGCATGAACGTCGGGTGGCTAGGTGACCTGGACTCGATTGACTACCGACACCAGGCCATTGCAAGGCGCGAGAGTCAGCATGGCTTTGGGATTGTCGATTATGATAGCGAAGGGGTCGGATGGTGTCAGGCTATCCCGATCATTGATGGGAGTTGTATGTTAGACGGAAAGAGGGTGACGGTATGATTTTGGTCTACATCGCCGGGCCATTCACAGCCGATACGGACGAAGAGATAGACGCTAATATTGATGCGGCTGAGAAGGTGGCGGCGCAGCTTATTGGCTCCAGCGAGCGATTCGCGGCCATTGTGCCTCATTCGCTGGGGCGCAACTTCAAGCACGGTCCAGGGTCTCCCAAATACTGGTACAAGGTCACAATGCAGATGGCGAAATCGTGCGACGTGATCTTGACTGTTCCAGGTTGGGAGAAGTCAAAAGGATCATTGAATGAAGTGGCATGGTTCGCGGAGCGTAAGCGCGGAATCTATCACTCAGTTTCGGACTTGATTGAAGACCTAGGGAGGGACCGATGGGACTCGACTTAACAGACGCTACCGAACGCAAGGCAACTCCGGTTTACTCCGGTGTGTTCCAATATTTTCCGAAGGCGTTGGCGGCCGTCAATGCGCAGAACGAGCCTAGCTACGGTGACTTTCTCGACACTTTAGAATCAATTCGGAATAAAGATGTTCGCATGCTTTGCGCTGAATTTCTGGAGCTTTGCGGCGTTAAGGCACCAGGCTGGGGATGGCACGACTTACGAGAGTCTCTTTACGAGATTGCGCAGTTATCATGGATCGGAAATGAGCAACACAATCCAGGGGAGCCGCTGCATTGGGCACGCGGTAAGAGTATGGACCAAGAGGATTGCTTCGTTCGTCACTACTTGGACGCTGGAAAGAACTTCGACTTGATTGATATTGATGGCGTCAAGCACATCACTAAAGCCAAGTGGCGACTGTTAGCGATTATTGAGTTGGAGCTTGAGCGTCAGATCAATGAACAATGTGACCGGAGGGAAGCGCCGTGACCCGCAAAGAAATCGAGTCTATGCCGTTTTTTAGTGAATGCCACCTTGAGGTGGGCGATGGGTGGCTTCCGATTCTGCGAAGATTAGGGACTGACATGGCGTACTCAGCGCCGTCTGTTAGAGCCATTAGGGTCAAAGAGAAGCTGGGCGGATTGCGGGTTTACTTCGACGCGCAAAGCGAGACGGATAGAAAAATAACCAGAGAGGCCGTGGGAATAGCAGAAAGAGAGTCGTACAAGACTTGCGAAGTTTGCGGAAAACCAGGCGAGATTAAGAGCGAAAACGGCTGGCTCAAAGCACGCTGTGAGGGTTGCAAATGACGGCTGCATTTGATGGTGTGAATCAGGTGTCATTCGCGTGGGTCATTGCATATTTCGCTGTCCAGGGTTTCTTAATTTTGGCGCTCTTATACGGGGTTTTTTGCAAATGACCGTTATTGCCGCAATCTCAGACGGGAATCGCGTCTATCTCGGTGGTGATTCAGCGCTTTCAACTGACGATCATATCTTCATGAGCGCAGACCCCAAGGTATTCGACCGCGATGGTTTAGTGCTCGGCTTCTGTGGAACTCTCCGATTCGGTGAACTCATCGCACTGACCAAGCTTCCACCGCGAGCCGGAAAGAACTTGGACCTGTGGGTACGTGAGGATGTGTGCGAAGCTCTCAGAGTCACGGCGCTACGAAAGGGTCACGACATTGCTGACGGTGAAGAGTCCGAGGCGATCCTCGGTGTCGGTGGCCAGATATACGTGATCGATCCTGGCCCGGTCGCTTATCGAGTGCGCGGTTCGTATGCCGCGATTGGCAGCGGTGCACCGTTTGCGGAGGGCGCGCTTTACGCGACCCAAGGCAGTTCGATGAGCATTACCGAACGACTCACAACCGCGCTTGAGGCAGCTGAGCAACATTCAGCAAGCGTGCGAGGGCCATGGGAGTTTGCTGGTTTTGACCGGCCTAGACCCATAAAGAAAGCCAAGCCGCGTTAAGGTGCGCCTATGGGCGAACTGTTAGCGATTCTCTCGCTCGCAAAAGAAGTCAGGTTAATCCTGATTGAAGTGGGGCGAATGATTGAAGCTGGGCGCGCTGAGGAAGCGGCCGAAATTGTACGTGTTCGCGCTCATGGTTTAGCGGCTGGACGTGCCGCATACGAAGCATCTCGTAACGCAGGAAAGAAAAAGAAGTAATGGCACTCCAATTATCCACACCGGTGCGCAATGCGCGACTTGATCAGATTGAAACGACAGCCGGAACAAGCGCAATTATCAAGATTCGAACCGGTGCAGCTCCGGCAAACTGCGGAACCGCCGATTCCGGAACTGTTCTAGCCACGGTTAACCTTCCTTCCGATTGGATGGCGGCTGCCTCTGGCGGAGTGAAGAGCAAGTCAGGAACTTGGCAAGATGGCAGCGCTGATGCAACTGGAACAGCTGCTCACTTCCGCTTGTATGCGTCAGACGGAACGACATGTCATGCTCAGGGGACCGTAACCGTAACCGGCGGAGGCGGTGACATGACCGTGGACAACACCAGTTTTTCAACCGGCCAGGTGTTTACGATTACCAGTTTCGACATTACAGAGGGTAACGCCTAAGATTCGATGCCTACCCAGACGACCTGCGTTGATAGCGGAAACGCGACACTACTTAAGCGCGGCGACGCTGCGCCAAACGCCGAGTTTTTTGCCGGCGCTTGGACCATATTTATTCAAGCTCGCGTCACGGATTGGGTGAGCAATAGCAGCTCTAGTTATCTCAATATTTTTGAGATGAACTCAGATCCGGGGAACACCGGAACTCAGGGCGGGTTAGGCCAGGTCTACTACGAAGTCACTTCTGACAACATTCGACTCTATGTTGGAGAGGCCTGGTCTGTTAGTGATACTTCAATTAGGTCCGGCGCCCATACTGGATGGGGAGCCTACGCATTCTCATGCGCTGGCTCCACAACTGACCAGGTAAAGTTTAGCTACATCTTTGACGATCAAAGCACGGTAACAACTCAGAACATCGGACTCGGCGGCTCACTGCGGCAAGTTCTTGCTATCGGTGGAATTGGCGGCGAAGAGCCGTTCAATACTCGGCATGTCACTCTGATTGTCTACAAGCGACAGCTAACAGACGCTGAGATCAAACAACAGCGCGCAAGTCCAACGCCAATCTACACCGGATCAGATCTGTTCTTTTTCCAGGCGATGGCGGATGCCACGAACCCGGAAGCTGATGACTCCGAGACGTACAGCGGGCCAGGAACGAATGATTTCACAGCGTTCACCCCTGGCGCGGCGAGCCAGCAAAACGACTACCCCTCAGCTTGGGATAATCCGGAGATTAGTGGGACTACCGGAGTCCTACTTAGCGGCGCTTCGCTGTTCGCTGGTGGAGAGGTTTACGATTCGCCGTCCACTGGCATGGGTCGCGCTTGGCTTGACTTCGGGTATGAAGGATCGACACAGGCAAGCGTTGTTTTGACAGGACAAACCGGAGTTGTCAGCACAACGAAAGTCGAGTGCTGGCTAATGGCTGAGCCTACCGCGTGGCATAATACCGATGAACACCGGGTGCTAGCATCAATGAAAGAGCACAAGCCGATTGTGAGTGAGGTAGGAACGGGGACTTTCAAAATCACAATGACTAGCCCTTGGGTTTTGCGCGGCGTTTGGAAGTGTCGCTTTTTCTGGAGTAACGTATGAGCGCAACAGGGACAGCAACGGTTGATTTCACCTCAACGCCTAGCAAGTATGCAACGGCGGTTGTCACCGGTCAAACCGGAATCACGGGTTCAAGTGTTGCGGAAGCTTGGATCATGGGCTCCACAACAGCTGACCATTCTGCGGACGAGCACATCATGCTCGCGCAAGATGTTGTCCCAGTGTGTGGCAATATCGTAGCCGGAACGGGGTTCACCATTTATCTTGACTGCTATGGTGGACCGTACACCGGGCAGTTTACGGTTAAATGGGTTTGGGCATAAGCAAGGACTAACAGGATGGCACTACAGTTAGAGGGCGCGAATAGCCCAAACACCAAGGTAAGCACTAACACGGATGGCGAGCTTCTCGTTGCTCTTTCTCCTGAGCAGACAGCTGGATTCGCGGCGGCTACCGCTGAGGTTGACGACGGAACGATCGTCACCCGCGACATGAAGTCAATCGAGGTTTCGCAGGATTACCGACTGCGCTCCGGCGTTGATTCGATGGTTTTCAGTGAGCCGTTTCCTGGCTCCGCTATCAACTCCGGGGTGTGGACCGCACCCGTTACTACGATGACGGTCACCGTCACGGGTGGAAACGTTAACCTGAACGCTGGTCTTTCAACGGCAAGCGGCGCAGTGGCTCGCGTTGCAAGTTATCAGCAGTTCCAGGTTTACGGGTCATTCGGAACTACATTCGCGCTGGCTCTCCAGCGGACCCAGGCGCCGGTCACGAACAATGTGAGCGAGTGGGGCGCAATCATATGCACCGGTACGTCGGCCCCGACTGACGGTGCGTTCTTCCGCCTTGGTTCTGACGGATCTTTCAAGTGTGTAATTAACAATAACGGCACCGAATCCACCAGCGCGGATCTCGCCTCTAACCTTGCAAGCGGACCGACATGGTGGCCCGTTGATACCACTGCAAACTTCCAAGTGGAGTTTGGCGAGGACTTCGTTTTCTTTTGGGTTATGCCGCAAGGATCGGGAAAGTACCCGATCAAGATCGCCGAACTTCCGCGACCTGTTGGCTTCGGCCACACGATGAGCAGGTCGTTACCGCTCTGTATTCGCACCTACAACAGCTCAGCGACGGGAGCGGCTCAGTCAATCAAGTGTTCTCACGCGCATGTGTTTCAGCGCGACGCGGAGAATTCTTTCCCATTTCAAATCGCAAACTCTATTTCCGGTAAGCATATCTACCAGGGCCAAACCGGCGGCACGATGGGTAGCCTTGCGAACTTCGCAAACTCGGCAAACCCCACGGCAGCAGTCCCTACGAATACCACTGCAGCTCTGGCGTCCGGTCTAGGTGGTCAATTCTGGGAGACTGATACTCTAGCCGTCACAACCGATGGCATTGTGCAGAGCTACCAGAACCCCGCCGGCACCGCGTCACTACCAGGGAAGACGATCGTTATTACCGGAGTAAAGATCGAGAGCTTCATCCAAACGGCGCTAACCGGCGGAGGATATAACGCGGTGTGGTCTCTGGCGTTTGGCCACAATAACGTTTCTTTGGCTACCACTGAGTCCGCATCAGCTCGATCGCCTCGGCGCATTGCGCTTGGGAACCAGGCCGTAGCATCAGGTGCAACCGCACTAACTGCGCTTAACTCAGTATCCTGGACCTTCCCAGAAGGTATTCCGGTTTACCCGAACGAGTTCATTCAGACGGTGAAAAAGAAAGTCGGCACGGCGCCTAGCGCTGGAGTAATCGCTCACACAATTACGTTCACTGGTTATCAGATCTAAATATCATGCAAGCGACTTTTGACTCAAATGGATACATTGAAATCGACGGCCACATTTTCGAGGACCCTGTAGAGGCACGGAAGTACGTGATCCTTGGCAATGGTCACGTGTGGGACCCTGCTCTCGTAGTCGATGGCGTTGACGGAAACGAGTATCAAGATTTTGACACTACTGCTCGGCTCAGTGTCAGGACTGAGCTGTTCGGTGGAGAACACCTTACTTACAACGTTGGACCAGTTGTGGAAACAATCAACCACGTAGTGTGTCCAGAGTTCCCGTCGTATGATATGCCAAGAATCGGCAACGTTGGTGCGTTCTTCGGCTGATTAACATCTAATGTCACTCCTGCTAGCGTCTATAGCTTCTGGGGGCGTTGGTAGTCTATCGCAGACTCTATCCGGCGCATCCCTAAGCTCGTCCGCAGTAATCGCAATCAACGCGAGCTGCGCGAAGACACTGGCGGGAGCGACGTTATCAAGCGCCGGGACAGTAGCTCTAGCCGGTCAGTCGTCTGCAACGCTGGCCGGTGCTACGCTTTCGAGTGCTAGCACTCTAGAGATTCGCGCGGCGTGCGCCCCGACGTTGGCGGGTGTCACGCTATCCAGCGCAAGCGCGCTTGAGATTCGAGCTAACGCTGCCATTACACTGGCGGACGTTACACTCAGCTCAGAAGGTACAATCGGATCGGCGCCGATAACCGGTGACTTAGCGGTTACGCTATCCGGCGCCACACTCACGGCCGCTAGTACCCTTGAGCTTCGCGCCGTATGCTCTAACACACTGGCCGGCGCAACGCTTGTAAGCGCGTCAACCATTGCGGTTTCTGGCGTATGCTCAGTCACACTAGCTGGCGCAACACTGTCCAGCGCGGCGACACTTGCGCTAGCTGCTACTGAGTCAAGCGTCCTAGCCGGCGCTACGTTGAGCGCTACGGGCGCGCTTGAGATTCGCAGCGCCTCGTCCGTAATACTAGCCGACGCAACGCTTAGCGCCGTCGTAGTGCGAGGAATCGAAGGGGCGTGCTCTGTCACTCTTGATGGGGCAACATGCTCAGCTGCCGGCGTTCTGACCGCAGCGGGCGGGCCTGCTCGCGTAAAGGTTTCTGTCGTAACCGGTCCACAGATTACCGCTCAAGTTGAGCAAGAACAAATCACCTGCTCAGTAGTTCGCGGTCCGCAGATTACCGCCACTGTCATCGGAGATTAAATGGCTAACCTAAGAGTAGAACTAGGCCGAAGTGGCGGACCGTGGACGTTTCGTTTAGTACCGGATCCGAACTTTGGGACGCTGAACCTCACCACTTCAACAATTGATTTCAGCGTCTATCCAGCGAAGTCAACCACCCCGGTTTTCACGCTCACACAAGCAAGCTCAACGGTGACAGTGAGCGACGCCGAAAAAACGATTAGGGTTTACTGGACGCCGGCTACGACCGCGCTACTCAGCGCTGGTACCTATCGCTACGTGCTCAATGTGACGACTGCTGACGGGCATGTGCCGCAACTGAACGAAGGTGGAAGCGGAGTGATTACCGTTACCGATCCTCGGGTTTAGCCCTGGACAGTTTGCGCTTTGATAGTCCTGGCTTTTTTGAGGACTCTCGGAAACTCAAAGCAGCTTCGGCGCCAATCTGAGGAACTCTTTCGCGGTCAACGCCAAGAAGTAGGGCGATCTGATCATCGTCAACCGGGATCCCGTCCTCGACAATATCAAGCACGCAGCAGTCGTTGATTTCGCCGCTCAGATAGGAGATCATTGCGCGCTCAACCGCTGACTCGTCGCCTTGTTCTAGGGCAGCTTTCCCGAACAAGTGGTGCACACACATGATCGCCTTGCATTGCAACTCACCGGAGCGCCTAGCATCTTTCCCGTCAATGCACCAGGATCGATCCGGTCCAGTTATTGAGTCTGGATTCCTACCGTGTAATCTGGCTTCGGTGCTGTACAGTCCGTCCACGGCAACCGGAAGCTGGAAGTGTCCTGACCTCGGAAAGAAGACCTCTTTAGGCTTCTCCTTCCTTGGGAGCTCACTAGCTTCCCCGACGTCAAAAAGAAGCGGCTGTTTCATTCGCTCACACTACCATAACGAATTGGAAGTGTGCTAAAAAAGTCATTGGGGCCGCTTGTTTTCCTGTTCGCGTCTCCTCCCCTCCCTCTCTCCGCGAACAGAGTGACGAACAAGCGGCCCTGTTTATTACCATTCGAGCCTAGCCTCCACTTTGCGCGCATACTCGGCTCGCTCGCTAGCTCCGGACCACTCGCACGAGTGCCCGGTCGCATAGTGAGCGATCGCTCCCTCATACGTTCCGCAGCGCGCTAGGGTCCACCGGAGTAATCTAGCGGCGCGCTGGACTTGCCCTTCATACCCACCGGACCGGTCCGGATGATGCGCCTGGAAGCAGCCAAACGCTTTCCCCTTATCTCCCAGGACTTCGCCGGAACAGATATCGTGGCGCCATCCTCTCGACTCATAGCGCCCCGTGGAAATGACCAGGGCGCGGATACGCCTGTCAGTGATTCGGTCAATCTCTCGCGCTAATTCGTCCACGTCTGCCCGTTCACCTTCGCACGGAGCGCCGGCCAGAATCCCACGGGTGCCAACAGACCCGCGTCCAGTTGCGGCGATTAGCGAAAGGACTGTTAGTGCTATGGCTGTTGTTAGTAGTTTCATTCATTCGTCTCCGTCAAAGACTCATACTGATACGACCCAAAGTCACCAGGTAAACGCGAAAGCTTCCAGGCGTCGAACGCGGTTTTGCAGGGGCCGACCGTTATTGCGAACATAGCAAATCCGGAGGAATCTAAAAATCGGTCAGCAATCGCCCACATGCACGGACTCGCCGGCGGCACGTATTCACTCATCTTTCATACCTCTCGATTTGATCCATCTTCGCGTTGATAAGTCCGGTTAGCGACTCTTCTCCAAGTGAGTGCGTTAGCATATCCAAGAGCGAAACGCTAACTACGATGCAGTCGAGAGCCTCTAGCGCTATCCCGTAGTAGTCAGCACGTCCGCGCCTGAGTCTTGCGATCTCGGTGATGAGTTCACCACACTCCTCCTGGACGATAGCAAACACATCATCCGGAGAGTGCATATCCCGAATGCGAGCAGTCGCTTTTCTGATTCGTTCGATGTCGATCATTGTTCAGGTTCCAAACATTGATAACTGTCTTCCGACGTTGCTTAGGTTGGCTTTTGCCTGGTCATAGTACGACGGCTTAAGCTCAGCTCCAATGAACTTCCTACCTTCTTGCAAGGATACATAACCCTCGCTTCCTATCCCAGCAAAAGGTGAGAGCACCGTGTCACCTGGATTTGTCCAAAGCCTGACTCCCCTCCTGATTACATCCAGCTGCAATGGGCAAATGTGGCGCTCATCTTCTTCGGATCGAGCGCTCGTTCCCTGTAGCGTATCCCCCGGATCGATCCCACATTTGTCCGGGTTGTTTTGATTTGGTGATTCAAATTTGATGAACCCCTCATCATCAGTCTGTCCAGATGTGGCCCACACTGGAGATGCGTACCTTTGCCACATCTCAACCGGGAACTGTTCATGGGTGTGACTAACTGGCTCCGCGTTCTCCCCTGGTTTTCGCATAGTCACAAGGTAGTCAGGTACGCCCTGACGGCTCATGGTTGAGTCCTTGCGGATCTGCTTGTGGAGTAGTCCGAGTGCCTTGGTGCGTTGCATTGCTGTAACCGGGTCTTTCCAGATGCAAACTTCGGAGTGAAAGATCCATCCGGCCTTGATAGCGGCGCGAATGAGGTCACCTCGAAAATCAGAAAGGCCAATGAATCCGTCGCGCGCTTTCGATGTTGGAAGCAACATGCAATGCATGCTCATTAGACGACCTGGCTTGGTTACCCTCAGCAACTCTGGCATCAAAAAGCTAAACTGCTCTAGGAACTCCTCCGAGTTGGCGCAGTTGCCCATGTCGCGCGAGCTTGCGCTGTATGTGTAGAGCGACGCAAATGGCGGTGAGTAGATCGTGTAGTGAACTGACTCCGGAGGAAGGCCAGACAGAACATCCACGCAATCAGCGTTGTAAAGATGCCACCCGTCTCCGGAAGACTGAGAAATCACGTTAACCATTTTGGAATAACCATCCCCTCGTTTGCAAAGTACCCGTCCTCGGTTTTACCGAGAGACTCTATGTTGTGTATCATTGACTCGCGCATATGCGCAACAATTCCAACAGCCATGACGTCGGCATCGGATTGCTTTCTCTTAATCGACTCAACCACTCGGCCTTCAGACGAACCAACAATCACTCTCACCGTTACCGGCCTGGACTGACCGAATCTGTAGACCCTTCGGATCGCTTGGTAGTAAAGCTCCCATGAGTAGCCAAGTCCTACGAATGCAACGTGAGCACACCGCTGCATATTGAGCCCAGCCCCGCATATGCTTGGCTTGGTTACTAGAACTCTCGATTTGCCTTCGATAAAATCCCAGACAGCCTTTTCCTTGTGTTCGCTGGAGTCGCTACCTCGAACCTCAACAGCGTCAGGAATGGCGCTTGTGAGAGCCGAGCTTTCATCGTTAAGATCACACCATATTAGCCATGGTTCACTTGATGCGTTCACTTCGTCTGCGCACGCCTTCACCCTGTTATTAAGTGAAGCGCGGCGGGATGCCCTTTGCTCGGACAGAGTCCTGGCTTCATACCCAATCAACATCCCACCGTTTGAGTTATCACCCGAGTCAACCGTTACCTGATCGATCTGAATGGGAGGCAAGATATACTTTGACCCATCAAACCCAATGTCGGATGGTGAGCGTATTGCGATAGCCCACGACGCCACCCACTTCCAAAACGGCTCAACAGCATGCCCTTTAATGCGCCAATCTTGAGTACTTCCACCGTCGTGGACGAAAAACATTGACAGCATCTCAGTGCGGGTCATCGCTCCGAGAAACTCCGCATGGTTCCCGAGTTCCGTGTGGTCGTTAGGAGCTGGCGTTGCGGTTGTGCACAGCTTAAACCGTACGTTTTTGAACGCATCGATTAGCGCGTTCCTGGTCTTGCCGTTAAAGTCCTTCAGGATAGAAGATTCATCCAGGACAACACCTCCCCACTCAGTGCCGATCACACGATCCAACCTGTCGTAGTTAACGACATTGATCCCGTGCGAGATGTCAGATGTCTCAATGACCCTATTAACGACAACACCTATGGCGGATCCCTCGGAAACGAACTGCCTAGCCACTGCCAACGGAGTAAGAATCAATACTGGTTTTCCCGTGTGCTCGTGAACTACGCGAGCCCATTCAATGGCGCACCTTGATTTACCTAGCCCAGTGTCAAGAAACAAGCATGATCTTCCGCGCACCAAAGACCACTTCACACATGCGGACTGGAAGTCAAAAAGGTAGTTACCTAGTTCCGGTGGTGACGGTATACCTGTAGGCGGAACCATCCTCGTCTTCTTGGCGATAAGCCGCTCATACTCTGTCAGTTCTATCACTTGTTTTCCCCTATCAGCTCTCGACTTGTTACGGCTCCCGGTAACTCCTCCGGATTCCCGTTGATTACCTCAGTTCCGTTTTGAAGTCTATAGGGAGCTGCAAATTCTCCGATACTTTCTAGTCGCTCCCATGACGGCACAACGTGAGGATGCATGACGTGGGAGTCGCACCCGGTGAGTTGAGCTTCAAGGTCCGGGATCTCAAGTTCCCAGCGCTCGCAAATCCACTTATCTTCAGCTGTATGAGTTGAATGTGCGCACGTTCGGCAGTTGACCCAATCGGAAGATTCAAAACAAGCTTTCCTCTGGTCGCACATCTTGCAAATGTAGAAAGCAGGATCGTTCGAGATTCGCGGCGGAGCTTCGTTCGACAGTGCGATTGAGATGGCGCGATCTCGAATGCGCTCAGCTTCGGCGCGGTCTATCTTGACGCGCTCTTCATACCTGTCATCGTTGTCTTTGCAAGTGACGAAAAATAGAGCCTGGTCAAGACCTAGGCCCAACATTCCAAGCTGCATTTGTCGCCAGTACTCAAGTTCTGCTTTCTTTACGCCGTGCTTCTTGAGTGCCTTGAAGCGATCCTCGTTTAGGCCCTTGATTTCTAGCAGCGTTCGAACGCCGTTAAGTACGATAATCCCATCAAACGAACCGCTAACGCCTGCACCGAAGTCTGCTCTAGCCTGTATTCCCGTGACCACAATCCCAATAGCTCTAAGGTCATCGTAAACAGTCTCTTCCTCGCGGTGTCCGCGTCGAAACATGCGAAGCTGACGCCCGCTATGCGTCGG